TAAAGAAAGAGATGAAAAAGAATACCTTGCGTTATTGGCTATTTTCGAGCGTTTTGTGGGGACTCATGCAGATGAAGATGGTCGGCTGGAAGTTATCGAAGAACTCATGGCTATGCGAGCAAGCCATCTTATTGGCCATGCTTTTGATGGCTTCAGCATAACTTTAGAAGAAGCATTGGAGCTTCTTAGAAATACTGATGGGCTATCAGAGCTTGATGCTGCAAGACGCGATATTGTAGTGGCTGCCGTTGAAAATCTTATTGATTTTGCAGTAGCGGAAGAATACCAAATGCTTTCTGAACTTCCTGACATTGACGAAGATGAAGAGGAGCATGAGGGGCTGGAAGATGATGTTTTGGCAATATTCGATAGATATAATAAACGCTATGCCTATGTTGAAAATAAGGATGCTGAATATGCAATGATTATTGCTGCCGGATTAGCGGCGGTTAAGCCAACCACTATCCTTACTTATATGACGCAAGGTGATGAGCGTGTACGACCTTGGCATCTTCAATATGAAGGGGTTTCAGCTCCAAAATCCAGCTTCCCTGCGTGGTTGGTACCTCCGATTGAACACATGTGCCGTTGTTATTTGGTTGAAGACACAGTTTCTGACAGTGTACAGGCGGCTGCGAAAAAGAAGTTGGAAATGCCTGATTGGTTTAACCCTACATTCAAAGAAAGTGTAGCATTTGGCGGAAGAATATTCTCCGACGAGCACCCATACTTTCAGATTCAGTCAGAGCATAACGGCACACTCCAAGCTATTTCTCAACGAATTAAAGATAAGTATTACAATGCCGGTAACTAAAATAACACCAGCGCAAATGGCAGCTCAATGGGTTGGTGCAGTCCATAAATTTCAAGTGAATGTTCACAACTTTGAAGTTAAGGCTGGCAAAGCTGCTGTAGATGTTTTTCAGGGCTCGTTTGTAAAAGAACGGATGAATACTGCGAACAGTAAGCCGTGGGCTCGATGGCAAGGCGGTTATTCTCGTGATGGTTATCTGATGGCTGAGTTGGGGACTTTGCGTGATTCGATTAAAGTTAAAAGCGTAAAGAATCATCAAGTGACGATTCATACAGACCCAGATGATTTTAATTCACTCATTCAACGACATAGGGGATTTTGCTATGCTGCTGTACATAACAATCTTAATTCTCTGACCAATAAACCATTGAGAGGTCCTAAAAAGGAGCGTCAATTCATCGGTCATTCGACAGTTTTGGAAAGTGAATTGAAAAAGTTAAGTATTCATATATTTGACGGATTACCAATATGATTGTTGATAAAAAGCCAACGATTCCAGATAAAAAAGTTGAAATTACATCTCCTTCTTCGGGACAAATTCAAACTGAAGAAGAACTGTATGAAGCCAATCCATTGTCTGAAATTTATCGGGCAATTGAAAGCATCTTGAAAGATTTACGGGTTGACCCTAATAATCCTGACAGTCCGCCTTTATTTCGGACTATAAAAATGAATCAAGGTCAATTAACTCGTATTAAGAATGATAAGCATAATCTGGAATATGCGCTTGCTTTTCCGGCAGCATTTATTCATCTTATCAATATGAGATGGCTTGTACAGACATCCCGTATAGGAGAAGGGAGAGCCGATTTGCGAATATGTTTTGTCCTTAATCGCTTGAATATCGGAGATGATGAATATCAGACTGAAGGGTATGAGGTTTTTCAGCGTGTTCACAATGCCATCGAAGCCAATAAGTCGAAGTTCGCCCCATTGACTGAAAGATGTCAATTGACTTATTTTGACCAAGTTGAAAATTTCGATGATGGTCTTCAACAGTATTGGATAACGTATGAAGTATGGTTTAGAAGCTATACTTCATATCGGTATCGGAACTACGTTGAGCGCACTCTGGTTATTCCTCCATTCACCAACCACTCAGACCAATTGCCTGAAAATAATATGGATAAACACGATAACCACTCAGACCCCAAATTTGAAGATATAGCCGGATATACGGAATAGCCTTAACAACCTTTGTTTTTCACACTTGCTATTCTTCAGAAAATAGCAAATGAACGAGGACGAATACAAATACATTGTTGGAGAGGCTACCGAGAATAAACCGGCGGTCATTCGTTTCTACGGTCCAGTTACATCGGAAACAACGGCTCGATTCAATGATGAGTTTTTGTGGCTCCAGAATTACGTTAAGCCCTCGAAGATATTGATCCTAATCAATTCTGAAGGCGGCTCAGTAGTTTCTGGTATGAGCACATTCTCAGTCATTCAGTCCTGTCCTATTGAAACCCACTGTATCATTGAAGGTATAGCTGCTTCAATGGGCAGCGTAATTTGGGCAGCTGGCACTAAGCTCTATATGCACGATTATTCCATCTTGATGATTCACAACCCTTTTGTGAATACCGAAGACCCTCAAGATGAGACTACTAAGAATATGCTGAAGGCTTTCCGTGGTCAGTTGGAAACAATCTATCAAAAACGGTTCGGCTTAAAGAAATCTAAAGTCCGTGAAATTATGGACGGCGAAGGCAACGCTGACGGAACTTATTTGTCGGCTAAAGACGCTGTTGAAGCGGGAATACTGCCAAGTAAGAATGTGATTCGCACATCAGAACAAGTTCGAGCCGATATAAAAAGCAAAATTGAAGGTGTGCAGGGTGTAACCTCGATTCGAGACATTATGGCCGCGATGGTCACTGATGAGACAGAAAACAAACTTATCGAGAAAACACTCGCTATTCTTGAACAAAATAAGCAAACTAATCAAACACAACAAGTAATGAACGAAAAAGAACTGGCTTTTGACACAGTTTGTGCCCAGCTTGGTTTGGCAAAGGACACCCCGATGGCATCCGTAGCACCTCGTATTACTGAATTAACAAAAGCTGAAGCTGCTCTAACTACTGTTAAGGCCGAGCTGAAAACCGCTCAGGATGACCTTGCAAGCGCAAAGGCAGAACTCGACGAATTGAAGATTCAGTTTAAGGGTAAGGAAGCTGAGGCTAAGAACCTTTCCGATGAGCTTGCAGAAGTCAAAGACAAGTTGAAAACGTATCAGGATGCTGAAGCAGCTGCGAAAGCTGAACACATTCAGAACATTGTTGAGGCAGCTGTGACAGCTGGTAAGATTCAGGCTGAAGATAAGGCCGAATGGATCAGTATGGCAGAAGCCAATCTTCCTCTCGTTGAGAAAACTTTGGCCGGTCTTGCACCTCGTGACAAAGTGACTCAGGAAATTGCAAATGATCCAGCCAATGTAGATGCGGCTGAGAAGTCTATGAAAACCACACAGGAGCAGCTTGACGAAAAGGTCAAAGCAGTTGTGGGTGAAGACTTTAAGTTGAAATCCTTTAGCTAATCCATATTGACACAATATAATGGCAAGCAATATCAATTACGCCGGCAACACCTATTCCGGTGATGTGTTGGAAGACCTTTTGGTCTATACCGCACAAGGTAATGATACTTTCGCCGAGGGGCTAATTCACATTAAGCCCGGTGTTCAGAAGCGTTATGTGCTTCCCCACATCGAACTCGGTGAAATTATTCAGGACAATAAACCTACTCCTACATCGAGCGATGGCACGGCTACAGATGATGGCTTTAACCAGTACACCTTCTCGGAACGTTATCTCGATCCACAGGACCTTATGGTTTATCTTGAATTCAATCCTCGTGATTTTGAAGAATACTGGAAACCCTTCCAGCCAGACGGTCAGCTATTGTTCCGCGACCTTGATCCCAAGGTACAGTCCAAAATGCTTCATCTGCTTATCGACAAGAAAGACCAGTACATCGGCGACTCCATCTGGTGTGCCCGTAAAGGCGGCGTAGATGCCAATATCGAATGTCCTACCGGCGCTACAGTTCTTGGTGGCAAAACCGCAGCTGGCCGCATGAAGTATTTCGATGGCGCTCTTGCTCGTGTAATCGACAACTTGAATACAACGGACAAGAACGAGTTGGCTGGCGGTCAGGTAATTCTTGCTGGTAATACGGAACTGACTACAGGTGCTCAAGTTGAGACTGCTCTTTACACTATGTGGAAAGCAACTCCCAAGAAACTTCGCAAACACTCGAATCTCAAGTTCGTGATGGGTTGGGATCTTTGGGATCTTTACGATGAGTATCTGACCAAGAAAGAAGTGAAGTATGTCGAGAATGCCGACGTTAACAAGCGTCGTTTCAAAGGCAAGCCAATCGTAGTCATCAACGGTATGCCCGAACACACCATCTTCCTTGGTAAGTTCAGCTCTGGTATGGACTCAAACCTTTGGATGGGTGTTGACTATGCGACTGACCAAGAGTCTGTTAAGGTTGAACGCCTTCAGGCAAACTCGGAACTGTATTTCTTCCAGATGCGTATGAAGATGGATGTAAACATCGTACTTCCTGCTGAAATTGTCGTCTGGACCGCATACAAAAAGAAAACAACCGCCACTCCTCCTGTGAGCGGTGGTGAACAGACAGGTGGTTAACGGAAACACGCCGAGGAATTTACCCGACAAGTAAAACAACGATGGGGAGTGGAGAAAGAAGCTCCGCTCCCCATTTCTAATTTCTGACATTATGGCAAGACGTAAAAATACAGTAGAAATTGAAGATGTTACTTCAACTGTCTCTGAAACGGCAGAAAATTCTGTCAAGGTAGAGGATTCCGGAAATGAGAAAGCCTCAGAACTGACAGATACAGCAGTTGAAAATCCAGTTGTGGAAGAGAAGATTGAATCTAAAGTCAAGGCGAATAAGATTCCTGAACAAGAGATTCCTGATAATGTGAAAGACATTCTGAAAGTTTTCTCTAATTACCCTGAATTGCTGGTGACTCCTTCGGGTGGTGTGTTCACTCCGGGCTGCAAACTTGCTGTTGCAAAGGCGGCTATTCTTTACAAAAATCCTTTCTATAACGCTTAATATTAAAACAGAATGTCTTTAGGTGGCGTATTTATGACCGATACCGATGGCAACATTGGTGTAGAAAGAAGTTCTCTTACTGAGAAAGTCTGCGGTCTGCTTTTTGACATTTCGGCACAGACCGATTTTTGGACAAAAGGCCCAGCGGCTGATATGGCCGATAGCTTGAAAGACGCAGTAATTGAGCTCAACAGCATGGATGATGTTGCGGCTCTGGGCATCAAAGCCTATACTGGCGAAACGGAAGACGGTATCAGCCAAGACTTCCTCTTTGGCATCCCGTTCTATCATATCGAACATTTCTTTAAGTTGAACGGTGGAACCGGTCGTCTGTTTGTTGCTTTTGCAGACTGCTCTACGAACTGGAATGCGCTGACAGCAATGCAGCAAGCATCCGGCGGCATCATCAATCAATTTGGCGTATGGACAGAGCAGTCTTTGTGGCGTGAAACCGATGCAGCTGCTGAAAAATATGCTATGCAGATTGTCGATGACATTCAGCTGGTTGCCAACTCAATGGCTAATGACCTTCACGCTCCAGCTGTTGTAGTTCTGAATGCTAACCCTGCCAAAGTTAAAACCGCCACAGGTACTGCAACTTCGGTAGTCTTCAGTAAGATTCCATCTTGCATCGTTGATTGTCGTTATGTAGCTGTTGCACTTGGACAGGCTGTTGACAGCGATGTCCGAGCAATGCAGATTGCTTTGGAAAGCAAAACTCCGGTTGGCAATGTAGGTGCTATCCTTGGTCTATTGGCTTCAATGAATGTCGCTGACAATATCGGTTGTGTGATGAATTGCAATGTGGGCAATTACTTCCCCGACATTGAGTTCGGTTTCGGTGATTGCACTCTTGAAGGTGAAACTCTGAAGAATTCGATGCGATATGCGGCTCTTTCTCCAAAGCAGCTCGATACATTGGATGACCTTGGTTATATCTTCTTGATGAAATATGCTGGTCGTGAAGGTCAGATATTCTTTAACGGAGATGCAACTTGTTCCGATGGCGATTATCGCAGCATTTCCCGTAACCGTGTGATGAACAAATCTCGCCGTTCTGTTCGTCAGGTGCTTCTGCCTTATGTAAACTATAAAATTAAGGTAGATCCTGCAACCGGTCAACTTTCGGCAGCACACATCACAATGTTCCAGAATCTTGTAAATGATGTCCTTCAGGCTATGGTGGACAACGAAGAAGTGAGCGGTATCGGTGCAATCACCATTCCGGCTTCTCAGAATATCTTGAAAAACGATAAGCTCATCCTCAAATACTCGCTTATTCCTATGGGTCACTCGAAGATTATCGAGGTTACTGAGGGTTTTGCGCTTTCTCAATCCTAATGACTAATGGCTACAATCGTCAATAACGTCGCCTATTCGTGGGCAATGATTGAGTTGACGGCTCCGGCTCTTACCGGTTCTGCCAATGCCAATTCCATCATTCTACAAGGTGTCACTGGCATCAAGTGGAATCGTAAATGGAATGTGAAGACCAATTACGGTCTGGGCGGCAAACCCGTAAACCGAGGCTTTGGCAACTGGGAGTACACAGCTTCCATCACTTTGGACTACAATGCTCAGGTTCAGTTGCGCAATCTTCGTGGTTCTCTTACCGCTCTTGGTGAATTTGACCTTATCATTTCGTTTGCTAACGAATTTGAGACTGAGGACTGGACTACAGAAACCGTTACTTTGAAGGGCTGTCTCTTTACAGAGGACGGTATGGAAGCCTCTCAGGATGATACAAACATCACCAAAGAGTTTGATCTCAATCCATTTGACATCGTACTGAGCACACAGTAATCGACTCCATAATTGTTAGAACATGTTGATGTTGAAAGGGAAGGGAAATCAAAAATCTCTTCCCTTTTTCAAACTCGCTTTTATGGGTGTCGCTATTTTTAATAAAACGACATAAACAAAGTACAGTTATGGAAGAAATGGAAATTATTGAGCCCGCGTTGGAGCTCACTCCGAAACTTGAAAAAGAAATTGAAAGCAAGGTTGCTGAACTAAAGGCTGCAAATCCGGCAGTTCGCGCAATTTTCCCGATTATGGTCGCTGGTAATCCCGATTATGATGACAAGGAAATCTACATCGGATATTTCCGTCAGCCTGATCTGAAGACATTCAGCAAATTCACCGCCGCATCCTCAAACAACCAAACTCTTGCTCTTCACACTCTTGCTAAAGACTGTTTCCTTGGCGGCGATGACTCGCTTGTCAATGACGACAACCTCTTCCTTTTCGGAACGATGGGTCAATTGAGCAAAATCATCGAGATGCGTCATGGACGACTTGTAAATTTATCCAAAGCTCGGAAGTAAAAGATACGGATTACTTTCGTATTAAGATGCTTCTTGTCCGACATTACTTTCCGGGCGTAAACATCGACACATTATCTGATGAAGATTTTGCCAGTCTCGCTAATGAAGCCGAATGGTTAGATGCGCATCAGCTAAAAGTTAATCAAGCGAGAACGCTTGGAATGCTCTAAATAAACCCCTTGTCTTGTAAGAATTAGACAAGGGGTTTATTGTAACCATACAATCTGTTGTACGGCTATTCTTTAGAAAAACATTTTTATAATGTCGCAGACATATACAGTTTCATATAACATTAACGTCGTGGGAGTTGAGGCAGCGAAAAATGCCATCAACCAATTTACTACGGCGACAAAAAAACTGACACAAGCGACACAGCCATTTCAAAAGCTCAATACAGCCATCAATAATTTGAAAAATCGTTTGAATAGCCTTTCTCAGAAAGCACCGACAATTCAAATTAAGACAGCTGATGCAGAACGCAAGATTGACAGATTGATTGGTAAATTACGTCAATATCAAAATGAAGTAAGAAAAGCAGGTGCCGCTGCATCTTTGGCTGTGGCTACGCCAACTCCGCGTACTCGCGGAACATCAAATTCTGGAGGTCGAAGCTCTCGTACAACTGCGGCTGCCGCTACTGCCTCTGCGTACACTTCTCGGAATGCCATTGTCCGTAATCTGCCAAAAAATATTGGGTATAAGGCATTGGGTCCAACTCCTTTGGATGTTGGTGGCATAGGTGCTATCAATTTTCTAAAAGGTATGGGAATTGCGTATGGTATTGCTGGATTGGGCACATTGATCAGCAATGTTGTTCAGGACGCGGTAGCTTATGACAATTCGATGCAAACAGTCCGTAACATTCTTGCTACCCATGATAAACGAAGCGGTTTTGATTCTCGCTTCAAAGGGATGGAACGTATTGTGCGTGATGTAGGTGTGCAAACCAAATTCACGGCTCCAGAAGTTGCGGATGCTGCTAAATTCCTTGCTATGGCTGGCTTTAACCTTGAAGGTATCAGTCAGTCGATTTCTCCTATAGCGGATATTGCGCTTGTTGGTGACACCGAATTAGGTGAAACCGCAGATGTTGTGACTAATATTATGACTGGTTACGGTATTGCTCCGTCGCGTGTTAAAAATGCTGCGGATGTAATGACCATGACATTCACAAAATCAAATACCACATTGATGGAAATGGCTGAAGCGTATAAGTACGCCGCCAGTCTTTTGTCAATGAATGGAACATCATTTGAGGAATCCACTGCTGCTTTGGGCATTTTAGGCGATGCCGGTATTAAAGGCTCTCAGGCTGGTACAACTATGCGTACCATTGCTCTTAACATAGCGAAACCTACGAAACAACAGGCAAGAATGTGGGAGCAATTAGGTGTTGAGCGCTTAGACAAAAATGGCAATGTCCGCGATATGTATTCCATTTTTAGAGATTTACATGAGAAGAACTTGAATATTACTCAGTTGGGTTCTTTGTTCCATAAAACGGCGGCAATGGGTGCTGGCGTTTTAGCTAATCATGTGGATAAATGGAATGAAATTATCGAGCAAAACTTCCTTTCTGAAGGTTTGACACAACGATTGGCCGATGAAAAAAAGAATACGATTCAAGGTCTTTGGGCACAATTAACTTCTGCTTTTACTGAAGACGGTATTCAAGCATTTGAAGGTGTTCAAGCTCCAATTCGTGATATGCTGAAGTCTATTACGTCTTGGCTCCAAACCCCAGAAGCTGCGCAAACTTTTAAGACAATCGCTAAAGATTTTCTTGAATTTGCTAAAATGATGAAAGATGCAACGGTCTGGATTTTCCAACTCGTCAAAGTCTTTAAGCCTTTCATTAAATTGTGGCTCCAGTTCCAGATTTATATGTGGCCCGTATTGACAGGCATTCGTGTTTTTAAGGCTGCTATCATCGGCTTAGGAGTAGTCACTAAGGCTGTTGGCTGGATTTCGATGCTTATTGGAAAGATCGGTCTCTTAGGACGTACAATGATTGCTACCAATCGGGCTGCTGGAGGATTATGGAGAGGCATGTGGATGAATGTGCAAAATGCTGTTGGCTGGGTAGGTAATCAGACTGGTGGCTATATGCAAGCTCAATATCTCTCTGGCATTAAAGGCCGTGAAATTTCCCCAGCTGTTGCCGCAAGATGGCAACAAATGTACGGTCATTCTTGGGGGTCGGTAGTCGGACGTGGCATCGGTATGATTGGTAGCTTTGGCGCTGGTATTGGCGGCGCATTAGCTGGTTCTTGGCTTGGAAGTAAAATTGGCGAAGCAGGTAGCACAACATCAAATATTGGCAGTATCGTAGGCGGTATAGCTGGTGGTATAGGCATGACTGCGTTGATTGGTAAATTAGGAACTCTGGTTCCTATGTTGGCTTGCTGGCCCGTGGCTATTGCCGGTGCTGTTGCTGCGATTGGCTATTTGGGTTATAAAATGTGGCAGCATAGTAAAGAAATTGACAATGCTATAGATGCCCATAATAAATATCTCTCCAGCATTGCTACTCTGAACGGCATCAGTTATTCCGAACATGCAACTGAGGCTGACAAATACTATGCTATCATTTATAATCGCCAACTTGATACAAATCAGGCTATTGGCGAACACATTAAACTCGTTAGAGAGCAGCTTGGATTGATAGATGAAGCGAAACAAAAACTTGAAAGTGAAACAAAATTCAAGGACTCTCACAAAGAAATTTATGAAAATTTAGCTAAACCATTCGGATATGGGTCAAATCAAAACGATTGGATTTCTGCTGCTGCGCCAGTTTTTGTAAACGGACAAATTGTACCTTATTTGACATCGCCATCACAAACAAATTTGAATACTAATGGTGAGTCATACACAACATATTTATTTGATGGACGTGAGTTTTATCCGAATATTCAAAATCACATGTCCATCTTGGCTGCGGCAAAGCAACTAACAGCAATGGGGCACGATACCAGTTTGGGTACAGAAGCTCAACAAATTATAGATGCAAATCGTCAGCGTATATTGCGATCTTCATCTCTAAGTGATTACAATGCTGTTGTGGATGATGTATTCAGTCAGATGAATTCACGAAGTTGGACTCAAGACTCTGATCAATGGAATGTAAGCGATCTTGGAAATAAAACAGAAGCTGAACTTCGTAGCTCATATTACTATATTTATGGATTAAAACAAGCCGTTCTTGAGCAATTTCAATGGGACAATCCTCAAACGCCATTTGCGCATTTGTTGGTTACATTTGCGGATATTTTAAGAGCCTATGAATCTCAGGCAGAAGTTGCTGATGAGACATTACAAAAGTTCTTAAATGAAAGTGGTATTGACATTTTTGACCAATCTCGTTACGGTGTATTTGGCAGTGATGAATGGCTCAGAAAATTAGGCTACTATGATCAACAGTGGCATGAACTTTCATATTTGGAAAGTTATGTTGATGTAGATGGACAAACAAAGACCCGTGTATGGGGCACAAAACGAAGCGTTTGATGTTGAGGTCGGTCGTATTTGACGAAACCCATTGAGTTTGCGGCAGTTAGGCGAGGGTAGGGGAGTGCGGCCTAAAAAACGAAGCGTTTACATTGCTTTAATTTCGGTTTAATTTTCGGCTCGACAAGTTTACACAGGGGCTACACGAGGCGCATGATCGGCATAGGAGGGTTTACATATGTGATTCGATGAGTGGGATAGGGTAGGGGAAGTCGGCTTTGCGCCGATTTTTTTGTGCCGGTTCTTGATTTTGATTAGTTCAAAAGGTTGCAAATAGCGGTTATTTGTGTATATTTGCGGAAAATTTACGAGTATGAGACAGACCAAATGCATCATCGTTCACTTGACAGGCAAGCGTAAAACCCTCGCTTTCGGCTCGATTGCCGCCATTTTCCATCATCTGACCTCGGAACAAGTAGGATGTGGGTATGATTATCTGCGCCGCGCCGGGTTGAGTGGTGGCGGCACGGTCGTTACCAAACGTGCGATAATACAGCAAACTACGCTGCTCACAGCCCCTCGTGGAGCCGGTGATGGCGCAGATGATTGAATGACATAATAACGGCGTTTGAACGGCCTTAGAGAGCCGCGAAAACGCCTACATTCCGGGGGAGCCAAACGGTTCCCCTATTTTGTGTTCGAAAGGCCGATTCTGAGGGGTGGATATTCAGGTGGATATTCAAAGTGGATATTCACTTGTGGAAAAGTGGATATTCACATTTGGGGTAATCAGGGGGGGTAATAGAGGGGTGGAAAAATACCGTTTTTTCAAAATAGACCCCCGATTTCGGCATTTCACTATTAAGAAAAAACCTCCACTTTGCGCCCAGCTACCTTATTAAATATAGGAATTTCAAGGGTTTGAGCCGATTTAGACCCCATTTTGAGGGGGTAACACCCGGAAAATGGGCGAGTCGGGGGTATTCCGGGGTTCTCTTTGGTATCCGTTTCGTTCAGTTCGGGCATATTCCGAGCCTCTCCCATTCCTCTATAAGTCCACTGTGGATTTTGAAAGTTCCCTTGGGGCATCTTGAAAGGATTCCTCGCCAACGTTTTTTTCTCGCTCAAGTTGCGCGATGCGCTCCTTGAGGCGACCAATCTCTTCTGCTTGTTTCTGAATTGTAGTGACAAGGTTAGTTACCAATGATGAATCTGAAGCAGCTTGTGATGGAGGTGCTTCTATGGGCGCGGTAGGTGGAATATAATTCTTGCCTTTTGTTGGATCTGTTTCGACAAGGTGCGAAGGAATGCCATTAGACGTGGACATCATATTCCCTACTCCTGTCAAAAGCCACTGAGCTGAATATTGGGGATAATTTTCAACTATGGCTTGAAGCCATTTGGATTGGATATCGGTTCCATTACTTATAGCACGAGAAAGCACACCCTTGCTCGCACCAATAATGCGCTCAAGGGCTCCGATAGTTATCCCTTCATGCTCGGCTAATTGTTTTATCCGGGGGAGAATTTTACACATCGGTTGAAAATAATCGGTTAAAAATTTTGTAGGTTGAAAATTTTCACCTAACTTTGCATCGTATTCAGTAATGAACGAGCGGCCAAAGATACGAAAAAACCGCGAGTTCTCAAAATTTACAGATATGAGCGAGACAAAGAAAATGACCAAAGAGGAGATTCTTGAAATCTTCAAGGGAGAGTACAACCGCCTTCTCCGTAAGTGCGAGCGCAGAGTTGAAAAATACGCCCTCAATATGAACGAGGACTTTGAATCCTTCTTCCGCTGGTACGCAGACGATATGTACAAGGCACAGGTCAATCTAAAGGCCATTCGGGAACTCCGCCCGATGACATCATGGACAGATCTCGACAAGATAAAGATGTGGCTTGGCAACCATATAAAGAATATCGAAGGCATCCTCATTGAGGGCAGTCAGTACCCGACAAGCTCAAGCATCATGCACAATGTTGCGGACACCCTTCGCCGCATATCCCTTCAGGAACTAAGAGAAGAGATTCAGGTGCTATTAATGGCAATAACCTGTAACGAGTAACACTATGAGCAAGACGACCTACAGAATTCAGATCAACGACTTCCACACAGACCCGGACAAAAGCCGGACGCTGGAACTTGACGTTGACTATCCCACCAAAGAAGCAGCTTGCAGCGCAGGGTGGGCAATACTTGAAGCCTTCGCCTTGGTGCACTGCCTCGGCTATGAGAATCAGGGAGACCAATACATGGCCTTCTACCAAGGAGGCGACAATGACGGTCTCGGAGCCTTGACCATCGAGGTCTATGATTCCAACGGGATGCCGGTGGACTTATAAGGGTTAGACCCAAGAGAGGGCGATCCTCCGGCAAGAGAGCCGGTTAAAGCCTAAAGGCACAACATTTGACCCCCCGGCGTTGCCAAATGCGCCGGGGAATTCGGAAGGGTAGCTCAATTGGTAGAGTATCCAAATACAAAGTCGGAGATGCGGGTTCGAATCCTGTCCCTTCCACCAAATTTCAGAAAAGATGAAACAACATTCAGAGAAAAGAACCGAGGTCGCAGTCAAGCTGCTCATTGAGACCTTGACACAGAACCTCAACGACACCGGGGTTGTCCTTGATGAGTTTGAGGCAACTCACAACGACTGGGAGTGCGACCAATCCAAGCAGTACTCCGCCCTCGTTGCCGGACACTTCGCTCTGAAAGAGGCCATCGACGAGATTAACAACCGACTAAATAAGTGATAAAAATGACTAAAAGTAAGAATTGCCCTCAGAATCCCGAAGTTCCACATAATAGTGTGGATTCCGGACTCGAAGGATATTCAAGGCCTGTAGATACTCAAGTTGAGTATGTTCGGGCAGAGTATCTAAGTCTACCTCAAAACAATCCATTCCGGGTATCATCAACTCTTTCAGAGGCTCAATACGAGCGATTCTCGCAAACGACAGTAGGTCGCGCTTATATTCGTCTCTTTGGGTATCGTCGCTGTACTCTACGACTTGAACCCGAATCTTGTATTTCATAATTGGTTCAGTTGTGAATGAGATTGTAAAGATAATAAATAAAATCCAATAAGTGAGACAGATGATGAAAAAGAACATCGCAGTATCAAAAGAAACACGTGAGAAGATTGCCAAGCTCTTCAACGTGACCATGCGTTCAGTATGGAATGCCCTTAATCTCGACTACCCCGAAACTGACCTGACAAAGCGTATCCGCAAGGTCGCAAAAGAGAATGGAGGCGTAGTAATGACTTCTATTCCGGCAGGAGAGGCCATCCACTTCTTTGATGGCACGATGAGAATGGAATTTGACAATGGTGCCATTTTGGAGTTCTATCGCAAGGATGGCACCGGCCACATCTACGTCAAGGGTGCAGAGGTTGAGGTTTATGAGAATGTAACCCTTCCGATGATTTATGAAATCAAGGAACGGGCAGCAGCTTTGAGATAAGGGTATGGAATATTGCAACGGCAGACTTTGTATATCGACCCGCGAGTTATTCGACGGCGGCATCGTTACGGAATCCAATTATCGTAATTGGACGAACCGTAACCGTGTCGAGGTCGTACAACGTGGCGGCGGTGCAAGGGGAAGCTACGCTCTCATTGCCGTTGACAGCTTACCCCAACGCTACAAAGACAAAGTTGAAGAAGTTTATCCCGGCGGCGCACAGGCTCGGCTTGAGGGCTGGGTCAAGAGCAACTATGAGGTCGATCAACAGGCCGTGGCCTTTTTCTTCTCCAAAGAGAAGTGCGGCATGACGCTCCCACGCGAGAAGGCACAGGAATACGTCACCAACGCCTCGGTTCTCAACACCTGCATCAAGCTCTACGACAGAGCGGCCACCGCCCAAAGGCTGTTCGGAGGCAAATACGACTGGAGTATGATGGCCGCGACCATTGAGGTTCTGCGCAAACACTTCGGCCACACCCTCCCGGCATCGACCCTGCGGTTTCGCAAGAAGGTCAACGACTACAAGGCTAACGGTTACGCCTGTCTCATAAGCGGCAAGTTCGGCAATCAGTGTGCCCGGAAGGTTGACCACAAGACCGAGCGTCTTATTCTCGGCATTGCAGTCCTTCCCAACAAGCCGTGGGGTACCAACGTCCTCGAACTGTACAACTCTTTCGTTACAGGCGAGCTTGACGTGTACGACCCGGAATCCGGAGAACTGTTCAACCCCGATGACTTTGCCGACAAGAACGGCGAGCCGATGGTTCTGAGCGAGGCGACCATCATCAACTATCTGAACAAGCCGAAAAACAAAATCATCATAGACAAGGCGACTATGAGTTACACGACCTTCATGCACGAGACCATGCCGCACATGCACCGTCATCACGGCGAGTTCTCGCTGTCGAAGGTGTCATTCGACGACCGCGACCTTCCGCGCAAACTCAAGGACACCCGGATTCGCCCGAAGGCATATTATGCCTACGACGTGACAAGCGGCTGCTGTATCGGCTACGCCTACAACCGCGCCAAGAACGTCGATCTTGTGGTTGATATGTTCCGCAATATGTTCAGGTTGCTCGACCGTCAAGGCTGGGGTTGCCCTGCCGAGGTCGAGGTCGAGAACCACCTCATGAGCCAATGGCGGGACTCTTTCCTCCGGGCAGGTGTTATGTTCCCATTCGTAAGGTTCTGCGCTCCGATGAACTCACAGGAGAAACACGCCGAACAGTTCAACGGTGCAAAAAAACGCAGCATCGAGCATCGCAACCATGTAGGCATCGGCAGGTTCTTCGCCAAGAGCCGACAGTACCGAACCGAAAGCAACAAGGTATTCGATGAATTCAACAACACCTACGTCGAGAAAGAATATTACACTTGGGATGAGTTGATCGCTGACGATATGCGCGACATCTACGAATACAACCATGCCCTGCATCCCAATCAGAAAAAGTACAAGGGCATGACAAGGTGGGACGTACTTGTAGCCAACATCAATCCGACACTCCAACCCCTCGACAAAGCGACCATAGCCCGATATGTCGGCGAAAAGGTCAGCACCTCAATCCGTCGAAACTCATACTGCCGGGTGGCCGGAGCCGATTGGTGGCTGAGCAAGACCGAGGTCATCGAGCTGCTCGCCCCCAATGACTACAAGGTCGAGGCTTACTACCTCACCGACGATGAGGGCAAGATCACCGATATGTTCATCTACCAAGGCGATATGTATATCGACCGGCTTGAGAACCTCGGCACCTACAACACCGCCCGTGCAGAGCAGACCGAGGAGGACGAGAGAATCTTCACAGAGCAGCGAAAAAAGATCAGCCACTTCAACAAATATGTCGAAGACAACGCCATCGGGCGTGTGGGCGTAATAGAGCGCGACACACGGCCTCAGACGATCGAGGTGGAAGAAGTCATCGTCCCGGAGCCGGAAATGCGAGAAACGCAAGAATACGGCCTCAGTGAAGACTACGCCGCACGAGCCTTGCAAGACTTATAGAACGAAATTATAACACTGTTAGAATATGATTACAACAGACGTCAAAAACAAAATCCTCGCCGCAATCAAGGCGAACCGCGCCAACTATCCGAGTGACGCGAAACACGCCGCCTCACTCGGCATCACGACCTCGGTTTACAGCGCGGTCAAGAACGGGCAGACCGACCGGGTTCTGAGCGATGCCAACTGGATAAGCATCGCCCGTAAGCTCGGAGTCAGCCTCCGGGGTGAAATCGAATGGAAGGTCGCCAAGACCCCGACCTTCATGTTCATCACGGCGCAGTTGGAGGCCTGTCAGTCGAGCGGCATCAGCGCAATCCTCTGCGACCAGCCCAATATCGGCAAGACTTTCACCGCACGGCACTATGTCAAGACGCACCCCAACGCCATCTACATCGACTGCTCTCAGGTAAAGACCAAGCTCAAGCTCGTGCGCAAAATTGCCGCTGAGTTCGGTGTCGATAGCAAAGGCCGGTACTCGGATGTGTATGAAGACCTCGTTTACTACCTCGGCTCCATCGACTGCCCCCTCATCATTCTTGACGAGGCCGGAGACCTTCAGTATGAAGCCTTCCTCGAACTCAAGGCACTGTGGAACGCCACCGAGCGATGCTGCGCATGGTACATGATGGGAGCCGACGGACTCAAGGAGAAAATCAACCGATCCATCGAGTGCAAGAAGGTCGGCTACACTGAGATGCTCAGTCGCTACGGTGATCGCTACAGCAAGGTTACGCCGGATGACAGCAAAGAGCGCACCAAGTTCCTCATTGAACAGGCGCGGATCGTTGCCAAGCTCAACGCACCGGAAGGCATCGATGCCGGGGAGATTGCCCGGAAGACGGGTGGCGGACTTCGCCGAGTTTACACTGAAATCGAAAAACTTAAAAGACAATGATAATGATAAGCGTAATTGAAAAAGAATATATGGAGACCGTCATCAGAATGGGCAAGCGTCTCCAACGTGGCGAAATCGATTGGGAGCAGCGTCGATATGAGATAGCCAAAGAGGTTATGACCTCGATGGTTGGCGCAGTAGTGAATGGCGCAATCAACAAAGGTGCGATGTATGACCCCAACTATACTTCACTTGCAAGGACATCAATTGTAGCGGCAACCGCTCCCATAGATGAACTAAAAAAGACTCAAGAGAAGAAGTAACGATGGCAAAGCGAGCATATAGTCCGAAAGAGGTTCTTGCCAAGACCTACAAAACCTTGCCGTGGGGTGAGCGGTGGAGCCGACCTTTCGGCACCCCGACCATCAACGAGGCGTGGTTCATCAGCGGCGCGTCCGCTTCCGGCAAGAGCAGCTTTGTGATGCAGCTCGCCAAGGAACTCTGCAACTACGGAATGACACTCTACTGTTCCTTCGAGGAAGGTGTGAGCCAATCGTTCAAGGAGCGTGTCGAGCGATTCAAGATGGGCGAGGTGCAAGGTCGGTTCCGGGTTGCGACGAGCGATACCTATGATGAGCTTATAGAGCGACTTGCCAAACCCAAGAGTCCCCACTTTGTGATCGTGGACAGCTTTCAGGTTGCAGGGTGGACATACGACCAAGCAAAGCAGCTGATAGACCGTTTCCCGGCAAAGAGTTTCATCTTCATCTCGCAGGAACACAAAGGTCAGCCAATGGGCAAAGCCGCCGTGCGTCTCCGCTACATAGCCGGAATCAAAGTCCGGGTGGTAGGCTATAAGGCATTTTGCCAAGGACGATTCACCGAAGATCCCGGCAGCTATTATGTAGTGTGGGAAGAAGGTGTTTTAAGAACTTCAAACAATATCGGATAATGAGTAAGAAAAGTGAAATAATAATACTTGAGCCGGACGGACGCATCCACAAGGAAGGATTCTGCTCCCGGCCAATGACCTGTCCTTATTGCCACGGTAGAGGATGCTTTCCACCCACAAAGCATCAGCCTTGGGAGACGATGTGTCCTGACTGCGAAGGAACCGGCGAGGTAATCGCCTTGGTAACGATAGATTGGAAACCGAATAAACAATGAATAACATGGCACAAAACATCAATCAGGTCTTTCGTCAGTTAGGCCGATCCGAAAAAACTCAATTCATCGAGAAGAACCTTGAGTATGCCTCTGAATGGGCAATCGCCGAATATGTGGACACATATTTCTTAGGAGTGGCAAAGCACCTGCCTGAAGAGACTCTGATGGCAATGCTTCACTATAAACAAGAACAGAGCAAGAACGATGAAACAACAGGTAACTAACTTCGGGCGGTTCTACTCCGCCTTTCACAAGCTCACCATTCATGGCGAGCCGGACGAGGCAAAGCGTCAGTTTGTGTTGCAGTACACTGCCGGACGCACCGACTCCCTCAAGGAGATGACCCGGAAGGAATATGACGACCTCTGCATAGCCATCGAAGGCATGAACGGAACGAGAGATGAACTCAAGCGTCGCCGGAGCATTGCCCTCAAGCTGATGCAGGAACTTGAAGTTGATACGACCGATTGGGCGCAGATAAATGATTTCTGCCGCCACCCCCGAATCTCCGGGAAAGCCTTCGGGCAGCTCTCGATCGAGGAACTGATGGAACTGGCCACCAAACTCCGCTCCATAAAGCGCAAGGGATGGCAGCGCAAGAAGTCAGAACCGACGCAAGCCCCGGAAACACCTCAGCAACGTATAACATATCTCATAAACCTTGCCGCTCCCGGCATGACAAGCTACAACTGAAATGAAGCAAGTAATAAAACAAATCGAAAACTACATTCAGCTCCACACCTCGGACATGGAGAACGGTGATTACATCGAACTCCTGCGAGAGATAGCTGAATGGGCGACGAACCAAGCCAACCTCGTCGAATTCCAATGTGAAGAGTTAATTCCCACCGAAGAATAATCACCCTTTAAAATCATAATTATGGAACAAGTTCAGATGTCCGCCGAAGAGCGGAAAGAGTTCGAGGCTTTCAAAGCCGAGCGCGAGAAAAAACGTCGCGAAGAAGAGCGCAAGCAGCAGCGTCAGCAGTATGCAGCTCTTGTCGATGACGAGATTGCGGCCACCATCCCCAGGCTACGGGAAGTGAGTGAAATGCTCAAGAATGCCAAGGATAAAATCTTTGGCAACTTCGAAACCATTCTCAAGATGAAGGCCGAGATAATCGGAGCCGCACGGGATGGACAGTGCAGCCATACATTCACCAACTCCGACAGCACCCTCCGCATCATACTCGGAGTCAACTGCATCGACGGATACCGTGATACGGTAGAAGACGGCATCGCAATGGTTAAGACATACATCGAGAGTCTTGCCAAGGATGAGGCTACCAAGTCGCTGGTCAACGCCGTACTGCGCCTTCTCAGCCGTGACGGGCAGGGTAACATCAAGGCAAGCCGAGTCCTTCAGCTCCGCAAGATGGCTGAGGACAGTGGCAATGAACAATTCCTTGAGGGTGTTCGTATCATCGAGGAGTCATATCAGCCCACAGTCAGCAAGAAGTTCATCCGCGCCCAATATAAAGATGATAAGGGTGCATGGCGTTACATTCCACTCGGCATGACAGATGTCGATTAAACCGATAGGCTATGAAACGAGAAATATCAAGACCACCCAAGGTCGCCCTCTGCCGGGTCTGCAAAGGAACCGGCAGGGTGGCCGGGGATGAAGAAGGCGAATTCCACACTTGCCTTCAGTGCGAAGGCAGCGGCAGGGTAACCGTAAGCTGCGAGATGACATTGGACATCAGACCTTATAAACCGCAACACTCCAAACGACGCTGACACATGGGTAAGAAACCCGGAAAGAGCTATCAGAAGCGAGTCACAGACATCAACAGGATATATGACCAATACGCCAAAAAGGGAATTCCCAACCGGGAAATATGGCGCAGGTACATATATCCTGTGTATGGTATCTGTGAACGTACCTTTTACAACCTTTTGAAGGCTCCGACTAAGCCGGGTTTCACCGAAACTTTACCCGATTCTCCTAACCTTTTCGATATGTTGAAAGACGATGGCGAATAACTATGACCAAATCATCAAGAATATCCTCCGCGACATACAGGTGGAGATGGCAGATGAGTTCGACCGCAATTTCGAGCGACAGGCTTTCTTCTCCGAAGCATGGCAGCGCAGGAAAAGCCCTACTCGCCCCGGTGGTCATATCCTCGTCGACAGTGGCGGTCTCCGCCGGAGCATCACGAGTTTTCAGACCGAGAACAGTATCGTGTTCCGCACCGAGCACCCGGCAGCGGACATTCACAATGAAGGCGGTGACATCGAGGTTACAGCCAAGATGAAACGTTTCTTCTGGCATAAATACTATGATGCTACAGGCTCATTCGGCAGACGCAAGGGCGGTTCAATGCGCAAGGATAAAAGAACAGTGCAGTTATCTACGGAAGCTGAATTTTGGAAATTCATGGCGTTGATGAAGGTCGGCGCAAAGATAAAGATACCACGCCGCCGGTTCCTTGGAACTGCCCCGGAAGTCGAGCAGACAGTCCGACAAATTATCGAAGAGAATCTCACAGAATTTTTTAACACCGATTTCGATATTATAGAACGATGAGAAAAGAACTTTACGACAAAATCAAACAGCGTCTGACGCTCTTGTGTGTCAACGCTGTCGGGGAGTATCATATTGCTCCTTCCGATGCAGATGATGACTTGAGCGAGCGAGCCATCAAGCACATCGACTTGTGGAATCAGAACGTGGAATTCATCGAACAGGAATCTGCGTGGGAACGTCCGGCGGTATTCGTTGAGATTGAGCCGGTACAATGGAAATCCATAGTGCCAGGGACAGAGTACCGAGCCGAGGCATGGGTGCGTCTGCATATCGTGACCGACTGGGCATCTGCCGTGTCAGACGGTTCAGATGGTTCCGGGCAATTCTTTGAGCTGCCTGACAAGATCCATGATGTGCTTGCCGGACTTGAAGGCAATAGCTTCACAGATTTCACTCTCGAAGAATCGATCACGAACCATAACCACGAGGACATTGTGGAGAGCATCGAGGTTTATAGTTTTATCGCCTTTAAAAGCATTGGCAAATAAACGCGCTGTGTCGCGTCAAAAGACAGAGAGCCGTTACCTTTATCGGGTGACGGCTCTCTTGCGATATATGGGCGAGAAAAAGGGCTTATGCGGCGTTGTCGGGAGGGAGACCGGGTATCGTGAACAGCATGATGTCCGTGTACCGGGCATTGTAGTTCATCGTCGCTTTGAACTCCCTCCTCTGACAACGGGCAAATGGGTCTCCGAGCGAGGGGTGGCGTCCCATCCACTCGCACAGTTCGACGATGCACGACTTCTCGGAAGTAAAATATATGAAGTTGTGTCCGGGAAGCACCGACAGGACATCGAGGTAATCGGCGAGTCGCCAATACATACGATAGGTTCCGACATCGGTGGAAAGGTATGGCGGATCAACAAGGAACACCACACCCGGAGTGTCTTTAAATCTCTCGAACAGTTCCCGGTAATCACAGGATTCTATCTCAAGACCGGCGAGATAATCCGGGCAGGGAGCATAGTCGCTCTTACGGACATTGTTATACAATACCTCGGAGCGCATATCTTCGATGCTCAGTTTATACTTCATAGAGAACATCAATGAAGACGAGAGCGTGATGAAGTCGAGATAACCGGACTCCTGTTCCTCCTGTTCGAGCAGTTTGAATATCTGCTCGCGAGACTCACCGGTGATAGGCTTGTGCCTGTCGAAACGGTCTGAGATAGGCCGTATAAGGGAGAGTAGCCGGTTGGTGCGCCCGATATTGTTGATGCGGTGTCGGTAGTTGTCGAAGTCGTTGTAGATCACCCTTGATTCCGGGTGGTAATGTTTAGTGATGTGAGACAGTAGGCCGGAGCCGCCGAACAAATCGACAAAGACCGTCCCGGGAGGATACTGTTTGATTACTTCGATGAAATGCTTTGCAAACATTCGTTTTTGTCCTACGAATGGAAGCGGAGCGGAAAGGTATAATGTATGTGGATGATTGGATGTCGCCATTTTTTGATTGTTTAGACAATGCAAAGTTAGTGTACAGGCGACCGCAGCACACTATCGACGTGACGAATTACACTGCGCCCGGATTGCAGTCACTTTGGAATCGCTTGATTAGAGTATATACCTTGCGCTCTGATACTCGATAATTGGTGGCAAGGCAAGCCACCGCATACGACACTTTTTCTCCGGCGGCGACCATTTTGTTGAAGTCAACGAAAAGGTCGATGTAGTCGGCATCCTCAAGTCTAATTCCGGATTGACGGAGCCTGTTAAGCAGTTCCCGATTGAATTTCAGTATTTCAAATATGGTCATGTCCCGAAAAATTATTAAATTTGCAGCGTCTCACTTATAAAACACCCGCGTAGGGAAGCTCAAGGAGGACTTAATGCCCCCGGCGAGCTTCCCTACGCGGGTTGTGTTAAAAGTAAGTGAGACGACTATTAACAGGCCGGGGGCATTTTTATGCCCTCCCCCGATGGGCAGATGGGTCAGTTCACTCGGTAGAGTTCCAAGTCAATCGCATCTTTGGCATTCCATCCGTCAAGCAGTGTTTTCTGAACAAACTGCATTGCGCCGGTAAAGAAGGCAGTCAAGGTTTCAAGAGTCTCGAAGGTGACATATTCAGGGTTGTCATCGTCTCCGAGCTTGAAGGTTACGGGCAATGTCGCTCCGGCAGTCTGAACCGCGAGGTCGTAAGCGGCCTTATAGTTAAACTGATTTTCGGTGGAGAGCCACACCATTTTGCCATCGTATCGATAGCCGGAGAGAATTCGGGAATCGGTCTGAGAGTTTATCCAACCGCTGATGATGGATTTGATTTCCTCCTCGGATGGCTTATGGTTGAATTCTTCCTCCATGTAAGAGGTGATGCCGGATTCATCGACGGACACGTCCCAACGGACACGCCATTTGTTTCTTACCGGGTTTGTACACTCAAGCAGAGCGACATCGGGATTGCCTTGGACTCGTTTCATGTTTAAGTAAAGACGTATTTTGTTTTACCTTTGCCGAAGGTTTCGGCCTTGATGGTGGTCTCGAAGGGGAAACCGTCCGGCATTTCACTAACTTGCTGGAGGATGTTTTTCATCTCCTCCGAGTTGGTGAAGAACTTCTTCTGTTCACCGTTCTGCTCGATGGCGACAACGCAGCGGTCTTCACCCTGCGAGGTCTTGACACCCATCTCGAAGTCGCGGACTACGATGGGAAGGTTCACCAGTTCCCGGATACTTACCACCGCTCCGGGGAATCGCTTCTTGCCGTCATCAGGCTTGTAAGCGACATTGAGGTCTTTGAATGATTTCATTTCTATGCCTGTTAATTTGTTAAAGAGATTATTACATTGCGCGTGCTTGGCCATTCCGTAGAACGAGGCAACAAGCACACGTCGTCTTTTACGACTTTTCACCTCGCCCATCTTCCGGGCGAACTTTTTCTTTATGCGCTTGCGGATGAGCGCATGGTCGGGATAGATGACGTATCCCAAAAAATCAATACCCTCGGTTACCGGGAAGACACGCTCGTTATATTTTATCTTGAGTCCGATGCTTTCCACGCACTCGTGAATGATGTCCCGGATTCTCCACAGTTCCTCTTTGGTAGAGGCAAGAACGGCACCATCATCACAGTATCGATAATAGAAAGGCACTCCGAGACGGTCTTTAAGAATGTGATCGAGGTGAACCGACAGTAGCAGGTTGCAAAGTCCTTGGGAACTTCTCAAGCCTATACTCACCCCGGAAGGCATCATACGGATGAACCGCTCAAGTATCACAATCAATTTCTCATCCTTGAAGATGCGCCGGACGCAATTGATAATGGACTGCTGACTGACGCTCTCATAGAACTTGGAGATGTCGAACTTGTAGCAGAACCGGGTCTCGTCCGGGTGTTCCCGGAGATCACGCTCGATGTAAGCCTTGAGGTCGTGCATACCACGACCCTTTATGCTTGCCGAAGTCGTGCGGATGAAGCGGCGTTTCAGATGCTCATCGACAACAGACATCACAGCATGGACGGCGATGCGGTCTTTCATCGTGAGAACCTGTATGTGCCGTTCTTTGCCGCCCTCGATGATTGTGCGTTCCCTGTAACCACCGGCAATGAAATAGCTGCCGTCGGCAATCTGAGCCGAGAGTTCCGCAATTACCTCCTCCCGGTGCGCCAAGAGCCAACGACCTTGTCTGCTTCGCTTTCGGCTTGTGCCTCGCAGAACTTGGTCGAAAGACTGTGCCATATTGGGATAGGCAACAATCTCTTCTATGATATGTCCTTCTCGACGCATGGTACGGAGGAGTGTAAAATTGTTGATAATTGGCTCCTTGAGCCTTCCTTCTCTGAGTCCGGGTTCTTCGAGCTTACGCCTACCAAACCCTACTCGTTCCCTTGATGTTCCGGCTTTCCGGCTTTCGCCGCTGTTGCCGAGGCTCATCCCTCTCGGCACCTCGGTGGGAACACGTTCCCGGTGATGTACGCCGATTGTTGGTTGTCCAGCCGCGAGCCGACATTCGTGTTCGCATTCGAAGCATCGTTATTCGCATTCGCGTACGACACGCCGCCATTCGCATTCGCGTTGTTGTTGCCGCGATAGACCACACGGCCTATTGAGGGACTCTGCCTTTTGAACTGCAAATTTACTCATAATTTGGCGTTCAGCAGTGAACATATCAAATTATAAGCCAAAACACAGCGGCGATGGCACCTCCGGCAACGGTAAGAATCCAATCGACCCAATCCCAATAGCAGCCGTGCAGCCTGTCTTTCAACTCAAGACATGACGCCGCCACTACCGAGGCGTATATGGCCGGGATAGCACCAAGGGCAAACAGCCCTACGAGAAGACCGCCAATGAGGTGCTTGTAGCGGTTGGAGGTCTTGAGGAATAATAAAATCTTGTCCATAAACTTTTGTATGTCAGAAATTGTTTGTATTTTTGCATTCAAGAATCGCACTGTGTGTGGGCTAAACTTGCGTAAAGCATAAGGGGTCGCCACAGTCGGTTCTTTTTTTATTGTATGGCATCTGTTATCGAATACAGGAATCGGTCATGTCTGATTTTGCCGGTACGCGATATGATGTCGGTCTCTCCGACATTGAGATAGACCTTCCTGCCATGCAGTTCAGCCTCATAGTAGTAGAATCTCTCGATGCGGTCGCGGCGTGGTTTTGATTTCGCCACTTTTTTTATGAATTTCGCTCCGGCCAAAAGAGAATCAAGCGAGGCGAGATCATCTTTAGTCAGTACGGAACTTCTCCCGAAAGTATCGGCATATAAATGCTTGTTCCCATATTTGGAGAATCCGACATTCATAGGATGGCCGTTGCCGTTGACAGAAATTTTCTTTGTAAGGAGCGGTTCCATCTCACGCATATAATGCTTTTTGACAACGGCACTTTCGGATTTTGACAGGTCGTTGTAACACTCATTTATAATGGCACACGCCTCGCACAGACTGTTCATCGGCCTAAATGCGAATTTCCGTTTGTTTATATCGCAGTCCCGGCAGCGGCGTATAGTGTATGGATTGTAGTCCGGCACCGTCTTTTGCTCAAGTCCGGGATTGAATCGGAATATTCCTTTGCTGTCGCGTTGCAGAGCCTCGTCGCCAAGCCTCATCGCCTCCGCGTGGGATGTCGCCGGATACTTTGACTTGCGAACCTGTACGACAGTGCATCGGCAGTTCCATCCATTCGGAGGATAGAACTCCGCCCAAAACGGGTCAGATGGAGGCAGGGTCACACCATCGAGGGCGGCGTGTTCCGGGCGAACCTTATCATCCTTTTGAGTTCGGTATTGGAGATTGTATCGGTCTCCATCCTGCATGAATCCTTCCCATTTAGCAGCCATTTCTGCCGAAGCGGTGACAAAGTTATACTCAGCCCGGAGGTAGTTTGCATTATAGGTTTGGTCGATGCTTCGAACATCGTTCAAAAAGCGTTCAAACGATTTTCGTTCGCCGTTCTCATCTACAAGTGAGGGGAAAGCCTCGTTGAGTTCGTGGAATGTTTTAATGCCAGAGAAAATAAAGTCCGAGCGGTGGAGCCTTTTGCGCATGGCATCGGACATCTTGACTTGCTCGAATGACGAGTCAAGGGCAGACGCATGGCTCTTGATGAATTCCCGGACTTGCGGAGTGGATAGAATATCGATGGAGAGCTGCGCACCTTCAGTTTTATACACAGCCTTCATCATTCCGTCGAACAGAACGGAGAGCTGCTTACGAATTTCATCCTCACGTTCTTTGCGCCCGGCCATGAACACCTCCGGCATATCCTTGAGCAGACGGGCATAGCGTTCATGCAGCCCCACATAGTCAGTGGGGCTTAGTCGAAAAAAGGTCTGCTGTTCTTTTGCTTGCCCTTATCATCCGGCTTCGTGTCATCGCCGTCTTCCCCATCACCTCCGGGTGGTATGATTGGTGCGGTCTCCCGACGGTCTCCCACAGGCATGCCGTATTTGTCGGCAAAGTATGAAGGGTCAACATCAAAATTGTTGAGAATCATAGTCTCGTATGCAATCTGTTGTTCCGGCGTATAATCCACCGCGTCGTCCCATTCAAAGCGCAAGCCTTTGAGGGGGAAACCGTGCTTGATCATCCGAGGGATGAGCTGATTGTTTACGATGTCGCGGAGCATATCGCGGTCGGACTCCACAAGGTTCTCGAATACCTGCAAATGTGTTTCTGACTGCGACAGTGAAGAACCGTCCTCGATTGTCATGGTCTGGCCGATGGTCAGTTTCGACAGTTCCGAATTGGCACGGTCAATGCGCTTGTCATATACATTGAAGGCATCGCCTTTGCCGGATTCGACAAACTGAACTTCGGTTTCCATGCCGGTCACCATACCGAGATTGCTTCCGGCTTCCTGTATCATCTGCTCAAGTCGTTTCCACTCTTTCGGATCACGGGTAGTTGTCTTGGCGACACGCATCGGCATACCGAATATTTCGGCAAAGGCATCCCAAAACGCGAGTGCGTTCTTTTTGGGTATTGTCTGTTGTGCCGCTTTGAGGAACAGTCCGAGATCATCGGGCTGTCCGGCTTCTATCAGCCAATCCGAATATGGCCTTTCGTGGTAGTCGATGCCCGAAGTCCAGTCATCCCCTACATTTTGGACACAGCGGTGATACTCCGAGATAACGTGCTTGCGAGGTATAAGCCGGACACCGTCATAAGACAGGCACCCGTCCCCGTCCTGCGTGAGCTCTCCGAGTTCAATCAATGAGTGGCCGAACCACAACGAATCGTGGCACAGGCGCAGAAGCTGTTTGAACCAGGATTGATCGAAATAATGCATGGCAGACTCATCCTCGTCGCCGGATTCATTGACGAGCTTAAACGAGCGTGACATTACGAACCCTCGCCGCTGCTCGATACAGCCGGAGAGGTGGAGGTCAACGGCAACGTCCCTGTAAATGTCATAAAGACGCTGCCGGTTAGGGTTGTCAACATTTATTGCGAGCTGCCATGCCGCCCTCCAATCCGCTATGTCCTTTCGCGTCAGTGCATCGGTAGTCCGATGTATGTCCATGACGATGCTCTGAAACTTTGCCCGGTCTTTCGGCTTGGCAAGATTCAGTTCTCCGTATGGGGTCTGGAGTATCATGGGGTCGCTCTTTTTGGAGCGAAAGTTCTCAAGGAATTTGTCGAGTACGCCCATAGTATTACCAATTATGGCGGAGCCGTGGCTCCGAGTGAAATATTGTGCCGTTCATGACAGGAGTGTCCTCTTCCTCGATCAGCGGCAAGTCCGGGATGATTTTGCCTGACTGAACACCCTCAAGCCATTCGATAGCCCGTTCATAACGCTCCTTGCGTATCTCGATACCCATCTTCTGAGGGAGTGAGGCAACAAGATGATAGAGAGCTATATCGGCAGTCCGCATGACAATAAGCCTGTTCCGGGCATCCCCTTCGGCTGAAAAAATCGCCTCGCAATCATAGACAGGACGCAGATACCCGGAGATTTCCTCGATTGCCTCAAGCTCCGCGTTGGCGCGGTTTTCCTCAGAGGCACGTGAGATAACCTTGAGCGCATCTTCGCCTATGACCACGGCGTAGTCGTTGTCTTCGATAAACATGACGATGATGTTAAGTTGTTACGAAAAGAGCGTGTCTTTCAATATCCTCGACGGTCACGCCTTTGCGGAACCGCTTGCGCTTGATGAGTTCCTTGATTGTCTGTTTCGGAACGACCTTGAGTGAGCCTCCGAGGTTGATGACATAATACTTCATGCCGAACAGTCCGGCGAGTTTATTTGCTTTGCGCACGGCTCTCTTGAAACGCCATGCGGCATAATACTTTTTGATGGTCTTGAACATATCACCATGAGTTTTTAGGGTGCCGACGCGGTATCGACACCGGTTTGAATGTCTCTTGTCTCGTGCATCGCTGGAGGAACCATATAGCACCTTCGTCTGCGTCCGGCGCGTCATCATGGACACGGGAGCCTCGCTCAAGTGCAAGAGTCTGCTCTATGCCGACCTCCATGTCCGGGGTATCTTTGAGAGCTTCGTTGTAGAATACGAATCCACGCTCCCACAGTGGCGATACCGCCTCGATACGCTGAATCTTCTCCGGCTTTTTTCGCGTGTCCGGCATGATGGGCAGCTGATAGCCACGAATATTCCCTTCAGTCGCAAACTCATCGAGGATAATATCCTGCATGAAGTTAGCCTCCATGTAGAACGTCACCACGACATTCTCCGGCAGACTTTCATAGAGGTTGTATAGCCAACGCACCATCCCGGAAACGGTATCCTGTCGGACGTATGTGTCGATAAGGTGCAGCTCGGTTCCTATCTTACCCCACAGGCGACACGCCTTGTAGTCATTGGCTGTGGTCGACTTGAAAGACGGGTCGGTGTAGCAGACAAGCATATCGTACTTGTCGAGTTTGGGCATACGCTTGAACCGAATCCATTCATGCCTGAAGATGGTGCCGTCCGTGATGGGGTTGTGCATCATCTCCTTTTCCCATGCCCTGTATCCGACAAAATCCTTATATTCCTGTGCTTCCTCCTTAGTCCATTTTTCAGCCCATACAGGGTTTCCATCGCTGTCAACGGCCTTTATCTCGGACACATGAACACCTTTGGAAGCGGCAATATTGGCAAGCACAGAGTTTTTGGAGATAAGGTTGCCGACCATGATAAAACGACCACGGCCAACGTCGAGCGCACCGAACAGAGCCTCCTTCACCCAATCGGTCAAATCTTTTATACGCTTTTCATTCCGGCATATCTCGTCATCGTCCAAGTCATCGATGACAATATAGTCCGGGCGAGCCTCGCGGTCACGGAGACCACGGGGAGACTGTCCTCGGCCAACAGCAAGAAACTTGGCACCGCCCTTGGTCTTGAATTCTCCCTCAAGCCAAGAACCGAGGTTTTTCTGCTCGCCAAAGTCAGCAATCAATTTCTGATTGAATTCAAGTTCGGCCTGTAAATCACCGAGCAGACGGATTGCGCTGTCTTCGGATTTGCCGACGGTTATCATAAAATTGATGAGTCTCTTCGGTTGGAAAATAAGCCAAAGAGGAATGAACACACCGATATGGGTTGACTTGGCATGACCTCGCGGCCATTTGAACACAGCCTTGAGGTTGGGGGTATTCCTTATCTTCAGAGCGGCCTTCGTGTGGAATGGAGCGTTGTGTATCGTCTTGATGATCTCGCCGGTTGTCTTGTCGCGCAATGTAAGGAAATGGGCGAAGTAATACTCGCAGAACTCGTCATAGTTCGAGAGCAACCGTTTTATACGCCTGTCGCGTTCAGCCGGGGTCTCTTTGGCGATAGCCATAGACACAGCCGTCAGCGTCTGAACTTCCCGGCAATGTTCCTGCCACCGTTCAAACGCCTCCTTCTGTTCTTTTGTCCATTTAGTCGCCATAGCAAACAAGTGATCCTTTGTTTAGAGACTCAAGAAGGAATCCGTCCTGTAGCCTGTTTACTGTCTTGATAAGCTCAATAGTGATCTCCGGGTCTGTCTTTGCCCGGAATTCAAGATATTTGGAGAAAGCGGTGAATACTTCGATTGCCGCCACGACGTTTGCCTGTGATTTGTCGAGTTTGTCTATGGCGGCTGTCAGTTTTGCGAGTTTGTCTCCGAGGCTGTCCATGAGTTTGAGGTCGCCGGAGGCGTTGACTTTCTCAAGAATGGTTGCGGCCGCCTGCATCAACATCTTTATAAGCTCAGGGCGAGTTATCGTTTTTGCAGCACGAGCTTCCTTCCATCCGTTGGCAGTACACCATTTCGATATAGTAACCCTCGATACGCCGACCATGTCCGCGATCTCGGTCTGCTCCTTCCCGGACATATACAAGGTACGGGCGAGGTCTTTCTTTTTTTCGAGTTCTGCTTTTGTCATATTGATAATGATTTGCGCGGTTACATTCCGGCAAGCATGAGAGGCGCGAGCCGAAAATCACTGCAAAATTGGAGAGTTCACGCCTAAGAGCAAAAAAAGTGTGCAACGGTTTCATACAAGTGTGCAACGGTTGCACACTTTCTTGTCGGGCAGAGGATTACGTCGTAATATTGCACCGAATTTCAAACGCAACGACCGCAATGGGAAAAAGAGTAAGAATGACTGATGACAGTCTCAACAGCCATGGAAGCCGGGTATTGACATCCGGGTGTGACACCGCACAATATGAGCGGAACCCTGTGCTGCTGTACATGCACGAGCGCGGCAAGGTCATCGGTTACATGAAGGACATCGAGGTCAAGGATGGCGAGATCAGCGGCGAGCCGGTCTTCGACTGCGCGACTGAACTGTCCAAGCAGTGTAAAAAACAATGGGAGGTAGGTTCTCTCCGAATGGTCAGCATCGGAATCGATGTCCTTGAGCTTAGTGAAAAGCCGGAACATCTCGTTGCCGGGCAGACTGCGCCGACCATTACGAAGAGCAAGATCTTCGAGACCTCCATAGTTGACATCGGAGCCAATGACAATGCCATAGTCATGCGCCACAACGGAAAGCAGATAACGCTGGGCAGGGACAGCGAAAATCCCCTGCCTATGCTCAGTAATAAACCTCAAACAACAAAACAGCAAATGGAACTCAAGACCATCGCCCTCAAACTGGGTTTGCCGGAAACGGCTGACGAGACCGCCGTGCTTGCAAAAATCGGCGAGCTGAACCTTACTGCCGCAGAAGTGGAGCAGCTCAAAAAAGACAAGGATGCGCTGACTCTTTCGCAGGTAACTTCTGCCGTCGAGACCGCCATCAAGGAAAACCGTCTCACTCCCGACAAGAAGGAACACTTCATCAACCTCGGCAAGACCATCGGCATCGACAGTCTAAAGGCAACCCTCGATGCAATGACCCCGGCGGCAAAGCTCAGTAAAACCATCACTCCGTCTAATGGTGGCACTTCTCCTGCCGGTCAGAAGACCTATAACAAATTCAGCGAAGTTCCCGAAGATGAACTCCGCAAAATGCGCAGCGAGAATCCTGCCGAATACCGCCGCCTGTTCAAGGCCGAATACGGCTACGAATGCAATATCTAACACCAAATATCAACAACGATGAAAACAGCATCCAAAACCATCTGCGCTCTGCTTTTCAATATGCTCATGGGCGCAATCATCGCAACGCTTCTCGGCGTTCCCCCTCTCGTCGGTATGCTCTTCATGGTGGCCATAGGCATCACCATGAGCTTCGCGCCGGTCCCCAAAGGCGCACTCCGTGCCGGAGTCTATACCGAGGTATGGACAGGCGAGCTTGTGAAAGGACTCCGCGAGTTCCTAACAGGCTCATGGCTCGATGGTGTTCCTGACCAATCGTCTATCGTCAACAACGATGTCATCCACCTTGTAGAAGTGGGTGTTGACCCCGATGTCCTCATCAATAACACGACCTATCCGATTCCGCTTCAGGCACTCGAAGATAAGGATATCGCCATCTCGCTCGACAAATTTCAGACAAAGGTCACTCCCGTCACCGACGATGAACTGTATGCCATTTCGTATGACAAGATGTCCCGTGTCAAGGAAAGCCATGCCAACGCCCTCAGCGATGCTAAATTCGCAAAAGCCGCACACGCACTGTGCGCACAGGAGAATACAGACAAGACACCCGTCCTTAAGACTACCGGCGCAGCAGACCCCACAACAGGCCGACATCGTCTTACCCTTAACGACCTAATCAGTCTGAAAGAGGCTCTCGACAACCTCAAGGTTCCAGCCTCGAATCGTCGTCTTGTCCTTTGCCCCGACCATGTAAACGACCTGCTGCGTTCCGAGCAGACATTCCGTGAGCAGTTCAATATCAACCGCAATACCGGCACTGTCGGCAATCTGTATGGCTTTGACATCTATACTTACGGAGACAACCCCGTCTATACAACCGCCGGTAAGAAAAAGGCAGTCCAAGCAGCTGCAAGCGCAGGTGAATTCCAGTGTTCGTTTGCCTTCTATGTTCCCCGTGTGTTCAAGGCCACCGGCTCCACAAAGATGTATTACAGCGAGGCTTCGACCGACCCCGAATACCAGCGTAATAAAATCAACTTCCGCCATTACTTCATCGCAATGCCTAAGAAGGCCGATGCCGGTGCTGTGATGATGAGCGGCTATACCGCTCCGACTACAGGTGGCGGAACACAGACTGAAGGTAAGTAACGCATGGCAAGACTCAAGTATCTTGTAATCCACTGCACCGCCACCCCGGAGGGTCGTGATGTGTCCTCCGCAGACATACGGCGTATGCATTGCTCCCCGGTGAGTGCCGGTGGCAGGGGATGGAAACAGGTAGGCTACACAGACCTGTTCCGGCTTGACAGCACAGTCGAGCGGCTTGTGAATAATAACGAGGATGCCAATGTAGATCCGTGGGAGGTTACCAACGGAGCCAAAGGTTACAACTCCATCAGCCGACACATCGTGTATGCCGGTGGCTGCGACAACTCTATGAATCCGAAGGATACCCGGACAGCGGCTCAGAAAAAAGCAATGGCCGCTTACGTCCTCAATTTCCACCGCCGGTTCCCCGATGTCAAGATCATAGGACACCGCGACCTGTCGCCTGACCTAAACGGCAATGGCATCATCGAACCCTTCGAGTTTATGAAAGCGTGTCCGAGCTTTGATGTCTCGGAGTGGCTGAAATCTATCGGCATCAACCAATAATCAACAAATCCGAGTGGCTATGACATTCAGTGAAATTCTTAACATACTTCTTGGCGGTGGCTTCCTTGCCTTAATGGTGGGTGTCATTACGCTCAAGGCGACAGTCCGAAAGGCCAACGCCGATGCCGAGAAAGCAAAGGCCGATGCCGAAAGTGTGCGCATCACCAACACTGAGAACGCCACTCGGATTCTCGTAGAAAACATCGTCAAACCTTTAAAAGAGGAACTCAATGCAACCAGAGAAGACCTACAGGCAACGAAAAAGGAGATGGCCTCTACCAAGAGAGAGATGGCGCGTCTCCGCAAGGCTGTCGAAGCTGCTTCCGGCTGTCCTCATTCCGATGGCTGTCCTGTGCTGCGTAAGTTGCGCGACAACCAAAAAGACACAGACGGAGCAGATTCAGGCAGTGCAGACGGTAGAGAAGCACGATACCGTAACAGTGATAAGGCAGATACACAAGGAGACGGTGCCGATGAGTCAGGCTCGGATAACCGTATCCGTGGACAGCCTCCTTAAACTCCCGGCAGGTGCGTCGTACCATAAGCGCAGCGGTCAAGCCGGAGCCGAGGTCTCCTTAAGAGGCGACACAATCTTCGTCACCGCGACCTGCGACAGTCTTCAGCGCGAAGTGGAATATTACGAGGAGCAATACCAAGCCACTCTCGAAGCTCTCGATAACCTCAAGGAGAGCGTTCAAACGGAGCGCGAACACCGTTCAAATCCAATTAAAATCGCATTGGCGGCGTTTATTGCCGGACTGTTTGTCGGCGTACTCTCAACAATAATCATCTTATCAAAATCCCGATATGGAAAAAAATAAAAACTTCCTGTATGGCATCGGCTCACTTGCTTTCGATGACTTTACGATGGGCTACATCGAAAAAGGCTCATTCGATTTCGGAGGCACCAAGCCGGAATCCGTCGATGTTGAGGCCGAGCAGGTCCCCGATGCGCCGGTTCTGACCCTGCTTCAGAAAAATGGTCAGATTGCCCCGACCTTCAATCTCATTCAGCTCAACTACGAGAATATCGCGGCTGTGCTTGGTGGCAAACTTATCGGTACCAAACCGAATTACACTGGCTGGGAGGCTCCTTCCGACCTTGTCCAGAAGTCCGGCAAGTGGACAATCAACCTTGTGTCCGGCCAAGTGATCACCATCCCCAACGGCACCATTCTCGCAAGCCTCGCCGGTAAGCTCACCCTCACCGAAGTCGCAAAGCTCGAATGTCAGCTCAAGGTCAACAAACCGACCGATGGCTCTGCGCCATATTCCATCAAAGACGCTCCGGCTTCGGCAGGTTAGTAACGTATGAAGGACAAGACCATCAGAATGATCCAACAGGAGGCGGCGGAGGCACTCTTAAACGTGGGTGTCTCCCTCCCCCTGAAGGAGTTCCGGCTACCGTTCCGAAAACGACCGATAGTCTTTAGGGTGACGATGCGCCGTCCCTGTATGTCCGGCCAAATCGAAATTGCCCGGACTTATTTGTCAATGGGGGTCAAAAGCTCCGATATGGAGAAATTCTCCAAGGAAGAGCAGATGGAGTTCCTCGCCAAACATGGAGGCAAGATCTGTCGGATGATCGCCCTGACTCTTGGCCGAACAGTCTATGTGAAGCCGTTGACATGGTTCGTGCGCCATTTTGTCCGCTATGAATATCAGATGGCGGCTGTGAGGGAATTCGTCCGTCTCATGGGAACCGACCCTTTTATACCTATTATCAGATCAGCCGAGAAGACAAATCCGATGCGGCTGAGACTGAGCCAAAAAAAGAAGGGGAGTTAACGACTCACTACGAGAATTCCCATAGCCCCTTCGGATTCCTGTGGCAAGTGGCTACCGCCACGGGATGGACGATTGACTACATACTCCACAAGGTCAATTATCAGACACTCATCATGATGTTGAGCGATGCGCCCCGGTATATCGAGAAACGAACCTCAAAGCCGGAGGCCGGAGGTTCGGCAGAGGATGAAGCCAACGAAATAGCAGGATTTTTCAGAAGCAATCTCTTACAATGAAACCGGTCGAAATAGAATTCTTGATGAAAGACGGACTGACTCCTGGCTTGAAAAATGCCGGGAGGATAGTCCGTCAGTTCTCCGATGACACAGCAGCCGAGTTAAAGGAAGTGTCAGAGTCTCTCAAATTGCAGAGGCAGCACGTCTCGCGCCTCGAAAAGACTCTCAAGGAATTGGAGAAAGCATCCAAGAGTGCTGCGCCCGGTGCTGAGTGGAGCAAGGCGAAGGCTCGTATCGAGGAAGTCAAGAAGGAACTCGAAGACGAAAAAGCCGGACTTGCCGAGCTTGTCGATATGGAGAATCAGCTCAAGGCTGCGTCGGAGGGTGCAGATGTCTCCCTCCGGCAGCAGCTCCGCAATCTAACTCAAGAGATAGCAACATTGATGGTGGCATACGCTCAGCTCAGCGATGAAGAGCGTGCCACAGCCGAGGGGAAGGCTCTGCAACGTCATATCGAGGAACTGACCGAACAGGCCGGTATATTGAGGGACGCTATGGGCGATACCACTGCGGCCATCAATAACGCAGCTTCCGACACACGAGGTTTCGATCAGTTGACGGGAGCCCTTCAGCTTGCTATCGACAGTTTCGGCTTGGCGACCGCCGGGGCTGAGATGTTCGGAGTCAGCCAAGAGGATTTGGTGGAGGCTCAGACAAAATTACAGGCAGCTCTTGTAGCGAGCAACGCACTCAGTTCCATTCAGAATAATTTGCAGAAGCAGTCTGCACTCATGCAGGGCATCGGAATTATTCAGACCAAGGCTGCTACTACTGCCGAAACGATAAAGACTGCCGCGCAGGGTCGCGGGGTTATTGTCACTAAGGCCGCTACAATCGCACAGGCGGCGTTTAATGCGGTTGCCAAGGCGAATCCTTATGTCTTGCTTGCTATGGCCTGTGTGACGGTCGTAGGGGCTTTGTATGCCTTTGCCAAGGGTAGTAAGGCAGCTCAGAAAGCAGAGGAAGAGCGTCAGGAACAAATGGAGAAAGCTCGTGAGGAGCAAGAAGAATTTACCCGGAATGTTGTTTCCTCAGCCGGGGAACAGATAGCATCGTTCCTTAAGCTAAAGCGAGCATGGGAGAACCTTGGAGACAGCTTTGATAAAAAGAAAAAATTCATCACGGACACCAAGGAAGAATGGCGTAAGCTCGGTAAGGAGATAGACAACGTCAACGATATGGAAAAGATATTCCGTCAGCATACCAAGGATATGATGACGGCAATCATTCTCCGCGCAGAATTGAAAGCATACGAAGCTCGAATTCAGCAGGTGGCTGATGATATGGTGTCGGAAGTAGAAAAGAATAAAACTTTTACCTATAAAACAGTCCACGCCGGAGCACTGTCGGGAACAGGACAAGGCTTTGGTATCTCCGGCCATACCGATTTTCAGACCCTGACTCCCGAAGAGGCTGCTGCTGCCCGTGCAGTCGGTGGTATTACTTCCTGGCATAGTGACTATGGAGGGCAATCGGGGACAAACCTTACAGCAGAAGGCGCACGAGTTGTAAACGAAATGCGACGGAAGGCAGGTAATCAAGCAGCTCTCGACAGGCAAGCGAATGCCCGTCAAAATGCGATTCAGACTATTTCAGGATACGTTGACACCATGACGCAACTCTCGGATGAGCTTGAACGGACAATGACAAATATGCCCGGTGCGGATGTTGACCCGAATGGCGGCAAGCCGGACAAACCCGATAAGCCGGACAAACCAGACAAAGATGATCGTGTCGAGCAGGAACGTCGTGTCGCAGAAGAACTGCGCAAACTGCGATGGAAAAATCAGCAGGAGGAAATCGACCAACTTGAAGATGGCGCAGAGAAGCGTCGCCGTCAGATTGCTCTTGACTATGAAAAGCAGATGTCCGAAATACAGGATCAAGAGGATAAGTGGCGAGAGATGCAGAACGGCACGTTGTCGCCGGAACAGACCGAGGCTCTTGCCGAGGCTCGCCGTCTTGCCAACCAAGGTATGCAGAATGCTATCCGCGAGGTCGAGAATGACGAAGTTGCAAAGAACCGGGAAAAGCTCAATGAGCTGCTTGAGCAGTATAAGGACTATGATCAACGCCGCCGGGATATAGAATCATCCTATAAAGCCGATATGGAAACCCTCAATGCTGAACTCGCCCGGCTTGAATCGGAGGGATTGGACACCACCGAAATCAAGTCGGCAATATCAGCCCGTGAACAGGCTTACCGTTCCTCTGTTTCATCGCTTGAGGGAGAAATCTTACAGGCGAGCGATTTCTATGACAAACTGTTCGGCATTGTATCCGACCGTGGATATAAAGTCCTCAAAGATTTCTATGCACAGGCAAAAGAGACTCTTGAAAATGCCAAGGTTGACGGCGACGGCGTCGAAATAACCATCCCAGTAAAAGATGCCGACGGCAAGTTTGTAAAGAAGGCAGTCAAGATAACAGTCGATGAGTACCGGCGAATGCTCAAGCAGGTGCAGGAAATCAAGAAGCAGCTTGAAAAGAACAATCCATTCGCAGCTTTCAGAACCTCATGGTCTGAACTTAACAAAGCCATTAAAGAGGGTGGCGATGTGTCCGGCGCACTCAAAGACCTCAATACGAAGGGTAAGGAAGTGACAAGTACCATACGGGGCTGGGGAGAATCCCTCGGCTCGGTTTTCGGGGATAACTTCAAGAACTCGATGAATGAGATTCTGACCTTCTGCGACGGGGCTATGGATATGGGTACCGGCATCGCGCAGATATGGTCGGGAGATATTGTCGGTGGCATCACTAACGCACTTAGCGGACTTTCATCGATTATCTCGCTGTTCAGCTCGTGGAAGGAAAAAATGGAGGAAATGAAGCGTGAATGGTATATTGCCGAAATTGAGACCAACCGTGCGCTCCGGGAGCGATCTGCTGAATATGCTGCCAACCGCAGTCAGATTTCAGACATCATCAAAGATGTGGAACTCTTGAATTGGCTCATCGAGAAAGGATATGCCAAGCCTTCAAGCGTCAGCGTTTGGGAGGCACAGTCCTCGGCTCTCAATGAATATACGAATAATCTCCGCAAGGAAAGTGCCGTATATGATGAGCTGTGGGAGAAATTGCAGGGCAGCGAAGGCCACTACGAATGGGGCAATTCGCTTAATGGCGGTTCTGCCACATGGAGTCTCCGGGGATATAATGCCGACATGATCGAACTTTGGTACAACCAAGGTAAACTCAGCGATGCCGCTAAAGCATACTACGAGGCATGGGTCGAGAGCGGCAAGACAATCGAGGAACTCATCGACCAAATCAACGAGTGTAAGGAGTCTATGCGCGAGATGGTCATGGGTGTGTCCTTCGACAGTTTTCTTTCCAATGCCAAAGATGCTCTGAAAGAGATGCGTGGCGACATATCCAAGCTCGGAGAGTTTACAGAGGACACTCTTGCCAATGCCATACTCAACGGATTTATGTACCGTGATCTCGCCAAGGTACTTGAACCGCTCTACAATGAATTGTCGGATGCCTTCATCGACGGAACAGCCGATGCCGCTTACCTTGAGGATTGGCGGCGCAGGTTCGAGGAAGTCATGACAGCAGCCGGGAACCGCCTTGATGACATAGCCGATGCCGCAGGAGTAGACCTTAACGGTGGCTCCGGCACAACTCAATCGGGTAAAGCCGGAGGGTTCGCCGCCATGAGCCAAGACCAAGGCACAAAACTTGAAGGCCTTTTTGTCAGCGTTCAGATGCATACCGCATCAATAGATGAGCAGATGGAGGATGTGTCGGATAAAATGACTCAAGCGGCAGAACGCCTCCGCAAGATTGAAGAGAATACAGGCCGCACCGCAGACAAAGTCGAGGAGATGTCCGATGACATAAAGAAAATTATGAGGGACGGAATAAGAACAATATAGTATGGATACTGAAGCACTGAAAAATCTTGTCATTATCAATGGCACTGATATATGGACTGAGTTCGGAGCCTTTCTGACCGAAGAGAAGAAGGGTGGCCGGGAGAACCTTACGGCAATCATGACAGCCTCCAAGGTCAAGAGCCATGTGGCAGTCAATATCCGGGAAGAGAACGGTTCCAAATACTCGTCGCGCCTTGAGGTCAAGAACGAGGAGCGTGACGTAACTCTCCATTTCGCCCTGTTTGCAGAGACTAAAAGCGAGTGGCTGCGCCGCTACCGTGAATTCATTACCTTCCTCAAGACCGGCGAGGACGGCTGGCTCAATGTGAAGTTTACCGAATTGAACCTCACGTTGCGGATGTTCTTTGTCGAACCATCCGGCTACAAACCGCTCACATACCTGTGGAAAGAGGGTGTACAGGCAAGCCGGTTCAAGGTTAAATTCCGTGAACCTGTCCCCTCGTTTTAACTAAATTCAAACGCCGTTCAAATATGCTTATAACGATATACGACTCGGTCGGCAATCCCAAGGTTGACATATCGCCGAATGACAGCTCGACGCAGGTCAAGGCGGTGCAGAGCGACAGCGTCCTTACTCTGTCTTTCACACATTACGACCATATCGAACTTGATGTCGATGACTACGCAGACTTCCTTGGAGAGCGTTTTTGGCTGACTGAAAAGTACCGGCCAAGACAGAATTCCAAGAAGGAGTGGGTCTATGATCTCAAGCTCTATGGTGTGGAAAGCATGATAAAGCGTCTCCTTGTCATCAAAACCGTCGATGATGAAGATAACCCCGTCTTTACTCTGACCGCTCCTCCGCGAGACCATGTCGCCATGATTGTCAAGTGTATGAACGACGGCATGGGCAACATCACCGATTGGAAGGTCGGACAGGTGAACGGCACGGAGAATATAGTCATTGACTATTTCGGCAAATACTGCGACGAGGCACTCAAGGAGATTGCCGAGAAGGTGGGTGCCGAATGGTGGGTCGAGGGGCAGACCGTCAATATCTGCAAGTGTGAGCATGGAGAGCCGTTGGAACTCGGCTATAACAAAGGACTGCTGTCCATTGATCCCGGAACTGCGAATAATGTCAAGTTCTACACCCGGCTTTATCCCGTGGGCAGTAGTCGGAACATCGACCCGGAAAAGTACGGATTTACCCGGCTTCAGTTGCCCGGCGGTCAGAAGTATGTCGAAATCAATGCCGACAAATATGGTCGTGTCGATCACTTCGAGCAGTCTGCATTTGAGGATATCTATCCAAGGCGTGTCGGTGTGGTCAGCAGTATCCGCAGCGAGGTCAAGACCGGCGAGGACGGGAATCCCTTCACCATCTACTATTTCACCGACGACAGTCTCCCTTTCGACCCCAACGCCTACATGATAAGTGGGCGTGTAATCCGGGTTTCCTTCCAAGAGGGCAGCGAGCTTGCCGGACTCGGAGAGGAAGAAGACGGCACATACTTCTTCGAAGTGAATTTCAACAGCACGACCCATGAGTTTGAGATTATCACGATATGGCCCTATGACAACGACATTCAGCTTCCCGGAGACAAACTCGTGCCTAAAGCCGGAGACAAATATATCCTGTGGAACCTCCGTATGCCGGACGAGTATTATGCCCTCGCTGAAGAAGAATTTCTCACAGCGGTCAACAAATACAACGCCGACCACAACCTCGACATATCGGTCTATAAGGCACCGACCGACCATGTATGGATTGAAGATAACAACGTCGAGCTGACCATCGGTCGCAGGGTGCGCCTTGTGAGCGAGGAATATTTCCCCGGCTTTGGATTTCGGGACAGTCGCATCACGAAAATAACGAGGAAGGTCAACCTACCGTCATCGATGGACATTGAAATCAGCGATGCGCTTAGCCGGACAGCTCAAGAGAAGATAGCGGACTCAATTACCGATGTCCGCAGTTTCGCGCAGTCGATAGGTGCCTCCACCTCATTGCCGGATATTATCCGCACATGGGACAAGACCCTGCCGACCGACAACAATCTGTTCTCCGCCCGGCGCAGCCAAAGGGAGTTCCTCGGCAAGAACATCCGCGACCGAGCCAAGGAGACAATCATATTCGACAAAGGAATCGAGGCCGGGAATTATGTTCCCGGTTCTCAAGGCGGCGTTATCGATGGTTCCGGCAACGCCGAGCTGCTCACGCTCCTTGTGCGCTCACTGTTGAGTTCGCCAAAGTTCGTAGACGGATTTGATGGCGAAGGCTGGCGCATTTGGCTTGAGGACGGTTTGTCGCACCTTACCATCGACAAACTGACCGTCCGTCAGATAATGACCGTGTTTGAGCTTCTCATCGAGAAAATCCGGAGCGTGGGTGGTCAGATATGCGTTTCTGCTGCCAATGGTAAAATAAAGACAGTGGAAGACCTTGGCAACTCGTATCTGATAAGTTTTGAGCAAGTCAATGAGTTTGTTCAAGGCGACCTTATACGATGCCAGACTTTTAATGGCGGTGTGTTGAAAAGCTATTGGATAGAGGTCAATGACTCCGATTCGGTTGAAGGAGTGGAGGTGTTGAAAAGCGAATTTGCCGGACAATCACTCCCTGAACCCGGCGATGAATGTGTCCTCATGGGCAATACCACCAACAAAAAGCGTCAGAATCTCATACTTATCTCGGCCACTGAAGATGGTCAGCCTCGCATTGATGTCCTCGATGGAGTGCATGATAAGAATTTCAGTGATTGCCTTCGTGCCAGGCTCGGCAACCTTGACGGCATAACTGATGATTTGTTCCCGGCAGACAATCAGCCTCATGGCAACGGACTTTATTCGGATAACGCCTATCTCCGGGGAACATTCCTTCTTGCGACCGGCGAGGACATAAAGACCAAGTTTGAGATAGTCGAGGGTAAGATAGAGAGCATGATCGAGGCGGTGCGTGATGATTTCGTGGCCGACAAAGGTTATCTGAGCAATCCGGCTTTCGCATCCGGCATGGAGAAATGGGACACATCCAACGAGGCAGTATTCTTCCTTGTCGGCAACAAATGGATATGGGTCAACAATAATGTCCTCACCAAAAAAGGCAACAGTGCGAGCATAATCAAAGATGATGGCCGTACAGTGGTGCGGATATTGAACAGATATATCTCTCAGAAAAACGCCAATCTCAGAAGCAAACCGACATTCGAGTCCAACGGCAACGGTAAAAAAGAAGCTCTCCCGGTTTACTTGAGCTTCTTCTACCGATGCATTACACCGGGCAAACTCACAATCAGATTCGAGGGAGTCGATAAGACTGACTTTGAGAACTTCAACTCATTCGAGATCGAAGAGGATATAACGGCTACACCGGGATATGTGCAGTTCTCCTGCGATGGATTATGGAACGGCACGGGTGATTTCAAGCTCTCATTCACCGGCGAGATCTACCTTTATATGCTTGTCATGTCCACCGACAAGATCGAGGCACTGACATACAAATACCGTACCCTTTTCGAGCAGTCGGAGAAGCTGATCAAGATAGCCGCTCAGAATTTTGACAAGGACGGCAATGTGCTTGAACAGTCATCCATTATCACCACCGCCAAATATAACAGACTCATTTCAGAGAGATTTGATGAGAACGGTAATCTGATAAATACGTCGGGACTCGTGACGACCGCTGATTTCTCGACTCTTTTCGCTCAAGGCATAAAGGATAATAAACTTGTGACCGAAGCCAAGATTGAGGTTTTTGTTACTGAGGACGATGTGAAGGGTCTAATTTCCCAAATTAAGCTCAAAGCAGATCAGATAGACCTTAACGGTCTCATCACCGCCAACGGGAACTTCAAAATAAACGAGGACGGCAGCGTCGAGGCTATCAAAGGAACTATCGGTGGTTTTACCATTACAGCCAACAGCATCTGTGCCAACGGAGGTTATTCGGGTGGCAACTATGCAGGTGTCGATGCCGGGACGAGCAGATTCTTCTTGTATTCGACAGGAGACGGTTTTCTCGGCTTTTCAGACAAGAACAAATGGGTGGGTATGGGACTTGACACGATGCCAGCCGGGATGTTCCTCGGAGGCTGTCTCCTCCGAATTCAGAACAGCACCCCTTCGGTATATTACGACAATTATGCTGCCTACATCAACGTGTCCGGCGGACGCAACAACATCGGCCTGTTCATGTACGGAGATCTCCGGGCAAATGCGAGAGGATACCATGTGCTTAACGGGCATACATATTTCAACAGCACCAAAGGTCTCTGCGTGGCACTTGACATGGGTGATGACGGTTCCTTCACCAAATATTACGAAGGCGTGACTTTCGGATTTAACGACTACGATCTCGACAAGGTGCGCTTCCAAGTGCAGAACGGACTAATCATCGGAGTGAAACATGAATAAATCAACGACTATGGCAAAAATCAATTTCCAACAATTCAGAATCCCGGCAGGTATCGACAAGGCTCATTATCATACCGGGGATGCAAGAGAGAGCGTGGCCAATATGCTTTATCTCAATGTCAACGGAATTCGCGCCCATGCGCTTGCCCTCAAGATTTACCGCAGCGAGGGTGAGACAGAGTTCACTGAGGAAGAAGTGAGGACGCTCAGGGAGGTGGCCGAATCATACGGCACCCCGGCGTTTATCGACGGTCTCGGCGAGCAACTGGAAGGAGGTGTGGAATGAGAGTCATATATAACCGTCTCATACCGTTCCGTGGCTTCAAATGCATCAATCTGTTCGGTGTCCTTTTCGTGCGTAAAGGCAGCGTCATGACGCAGACCGATTACAACCACGAGGCCATCCATACGGCGCAGATGAAGGAACTGCTTTATCTGCCGTTCTATATCCTCTATGTCATGGAATGGCTGTGGCGATTGTTCCGTCTCCGGGACGGAACAGCAGCCTACCGCGCTATCTCTCATGAACGGGAAGCATATGCCAACCAAGGCAATCCCGAATATCTGAACAATCGCAAACCATATAATCAAATCAAATCATTATGGCACTGACCCAAGCAGATAAAAACGAAATCATCAATGCGCTCAAGGCAGAATCGCAGGGAGTGGATGAACTTCCCGTTGTCAGCAGTCTTGACGGCATAGTATCATTACCGGCTATCCGAGGCGCAGAGGTTGTCAGTGCTCCGGTGTCACTTCTCCGCAAACCTGCGGAGGATGCGGCCAAGACTGCCAATGCAGCGGCCACAGCCGCGAATAACGCGGCCACACAAGCCAACTCTGCGCGAGATTCCGCAGTTCAGGCAGCGACCAATGCAAATGCGGCGGCATCGACAGCAAATGACGCTGCAGACAATGCCAATGATGCGGCGGCACAGGCACAGGCGGTCGTTGCCGTGTATGAAAGTACAGCCGTGGCCGCACGGGAGGGCGCGACCGCCCGGTTCTCCCGGTTCGTGCAGTTTGATGTGGCCACGGAGATGGCAAGTTCGGGATTGCCCGGAGGAACGGTTGTATTCCTGCTTAAGAAGAAGGTCTTCGCATATTTTGTGGGAGGAAAGTATTACCTCTCATGGTCAAGCGAGACCAGTACGATGCAGATGTACAACGAGGGCATCTCACAGGTAAAGAAAGACAAACTGTTCCTTTGCGGCGAGACCCTCTATGTATGGAGCGACGAGAAAGAGACACTGATAGAGGCGAGCGGAAAGGGTAACGGCAGCGGATTCTACAATGTCACCGAGCAGCAGCCTCTAACAACGGGCTACTATTCCAAGACAACAGCTGTGGCCGCGCTCGCCAACGCTGACATCGAAGACGAGCAGAAGCGCGGCATGATCATCACATTCGAATCCGCGCCCGGCAAATGGGAGGACTACCGATTCATCGGAACCACACTCTCCACCTTTACATCACCCGGCGCGTGGGAAGAATACGGGTCGAAGAACACCGTGCGGCAGATCACTGTCAATGGTGAGAAAAAGACCCCGGATTCAAACGGTAACGTGTCAATCACCATCGACGAGGTCAGTGTCGATGACAGTCTCGACCCCGACAGCACCAACCCCGTGCAGAACGGAGCCGTCGCTTCCAAAGTGGCCGAGCTTGAGGCCGGGACACTCTTCGGTGTCGATACCGAAGAGAACGACGACGGTTCCACCACGGTAAGACTCAACAGCAAGACATCGACAATCGCCGAGTTCACTGTCAAAGGTGGCGGCGGTGGCGGTGGGGATGACGCATCCCTTACCAAGATCGTACTGTCGGCCTCCGTTGACAAAAAGACTATCAAGGAGGGGGATTCCGCACTTCTCACATGGTTCTACGACCATCAGTATTCCGGCGGCGACGACAAAGGACAGAGTACCGGGCAAAAGGCCACCGTCAGAATCGAGGTGCGCCGAGGAACCGTCGTGACCTACTCCGAAATCAAGCAGGACGTCAACTCCAACACATACACGCTCGACCTTTCCAAATATCTGCTCCTCGGCACAAGCGACATCTATGTCATAGCCACGACCACAGACCCCAATACAGGGAAGGAACAGAGAAAACAGGCATACCTCTCGATCAAGGTAGTCACGCTGTCCCTGTCAAGTAGCTACAACATCGCGTCCGGCATCGCCCAAGGCGGTTTCGGGGTACACGACACAGTCGAGATACCCTATGCCGTCACCGGCTCCGGCACGAAATCAGTCGCCCTGTATGTCGACGGAGTGCAGCGCAACCTCCACTCCATCACGCGAAGCGGCACCACCAACAGCAACTTCAACCTCGACATGGCAGGGCTTGCCGTCGGTCGCCATACCGTTCAGATGGTCGCCGAGATGGAACAGGACGGTCTCACACTCAAGAGCGAGAGCATTTATTTCGATATTCTCAAGAGCGGGAGCAGCGCACCGTTCCTCGGCACAAAGATAGTCCACCCGGACGGGCGCATACTGACAGGCACCGGGCATACCACACCCACCATCGAGGTCGGGCAATATGAAAAGTGCGAGTTTGAGTTCGTGGCCTATGATCCGACTGTCATTCCGGCCACTGTCGAACTGTGGCAGAACGGCAAGCTCGCCCGGACAGTCGCCGCCCCCCGAACCGTTCAGACCTATAGCAACCGTTTCACGGAAAAAGGCCGTCAGTCCCTTCAGCTCAAACTCGGCTCGGCCACCTACACCGTCAATATCGATGTCGAGGAGAGCGGCATCGACATCAGCGAAGCCACATACGGCTTGCAGTTCAAGCTCGATGCCACCGGGCGCAGCAACGAGGAAAGCAATCCTGCCACATGGGAATCGAACGGCGTTACAACGTCATTCGAAGGGGTGGACTGGGCAAGCAGCGGATGGGTCGACGGTGCGCTCCGTCTCACCAACGGAGCCAAGGCCGTAATCCACACCAAACCCTTCTCCACCGATGTCAAGACCACCGGCCTCACCGTCGAGATCACGATGCGTGTCAGCAATGTCATGGACAGGGAGGCTGCGGTCGTGAGCTGTCTCGACAATGGCAAAGGACTTCTGATCACGACACAGGAGGCAAGTTTCAGAACCGGCCAGAGCGTAAGCTATGAGAACGAGGACGGAGAGACCGTGCAGCGAGAAATCAAGCTCGCCACCAACTACGCAGCCGGGGATTGGATGAAGGTCGCCCTCATGGTCGGCACCGCGTCGGAAGACCGTCTTATGCAGCTGTATGTCACCGGCAACCGCACTGGTGCGGACATCTACGACACCTCGTTCAACTTCCGTCAGGACAATCCGCAGGAAATCACCATCGACAGTGCCGAAGCCGACGTGGAGATAAAATGCATCCGCGTCTATAACCGAGCCCTCAGCGACGACGAGGAGCTTGAGAACCGAATGGTGGACAGCGAGACCACCGACGAGATGATGGAGATCTATTCCGAGAACGATATCATCGGCGACACCGGGGATGTCGATATGGACAAACTCCGGGCGATGGGGAAGGGAGTCCTGCGTATCGTGCGTCAGAATATGCTCAACGACGTGTACGAGACCAACAACAAAAAGACCGACTTTCTCGCCGATGTGTACTTCTACTCTCCGCTCGGCGGCGACTACGACTTCATACTCACCAACTGCTACATCCGAATACAGGGCACTTCCTCCACAAAATATCCGTCGAAGAACATCCGCATATATTTCACCAAGGGGAGCGAGAAGCTGTCAATGACAGGCAAGAATGTTCTGCCCGGCAACAAATATGTCATGCGTCCCGGCGCGGTTCCCGTGCCGATCGTATGCTGCAAGTCCGACTATTCCGATTCCTCGATGTCCCTGAACACCGGCGGCGCAAAGCTGTTCAACGACGTGATGAAGGAACTCGGACTGCTTACCCCTCCGCAGCGGCATCAGTACGAACAGGGAGGCAATAGTCTCGGAGCTGTCAGCATCAGAACCGCCATCGACGGGATGCCCATCGACATATTCTGTGCGGAGACAGCGGACGGCGAGAACGTCTATTACGGACAGTACAACTTCAACAACGAGAAATCCAAGAGTGGCCCGGTATTTGGTATGGAAGGTGTCGAAGGCTACACCGCAGCCTGTCCCATCGCTCTTGAGATGCTCAACAACACATCACCCGTCTGCCTGTTCCAATCCACGAGCGACACTCATCTCGCCGAGAATTTCGATGCCGGAGCCGAGGTCAATTATGGCGTTGACGCTTCCGGGAAAGTCCAGAGCGACGGCGATGTCAAATGGGCGGGACTTGCCACCGCGCAGCAGACCGCACTAAAGCGTCTCTACTCGTGGATACGCTCCTGTGTACCCTCCGGCGCGAATCCCGGCGACCTCTCCACATTCAAGAGCGAGAAGTTCAAGAACGAAATAGGACAGTATTTCGACAAGGACTTTATTTTGACATACTACATCTTCACAGACTATTTCCTCAGCGTCGATCAGAGAGCCAAGAACATGATGCTTCGCACATGGGACGGCAAGATATGGTACATCACCTACTACGACGGCGATACGCAGCTCGGCAAGCGCAATGACTGCTTCCTCGTGTATCTCTATACCACCGACCGCGACACATGGGACGCAGAGGCGAGCAAATACGCTTTCGAGGGACACGACTCATGGCTGTGGAACCTTGTGCTCGCCAACCTTGGGGACGACCTCAAGAGATGTGCTGCCAACTTCCGCGCCGTCATGACAAACGAGCGAGTCCTCGCCATGCTCAACGACGAGCAGAGCGGCAACTGGTGCGACCGCGCCTTCAACAAGTCCGGCTATCTGAAATACATCGCCCCGGCGGTTCAGACCATGTACGGCAAGAAATGGCCGTTCATCTTCGCATTGCAGGGCAGCAACAAGAGCCACCGCACCTTCTTCTTCTCCAACCGTGCAGCCCTGCTCGATGCCAAATACGGCACGAGCAACTTCACCTCCGACAACATCGACCTCTACATGGCGAGAAGCGCGTCCGATGCAGCCGACACAGTCCGCATCACCGCCAACGAAACCTATGCCTTCGGCTACGGCACCAACAACAGTCCCAACATTGCCAACACCGGCATCGTAGCCGGAGGAGCGGTGGCGACCCTCGACATAACGGGAGCCTATACGGTCAACGACCCCCTGCGCATCTACGGTGCAAGCAGGGCGCGAGTCCTCGATCTGACGGGAGCAGCCAACCACCTCAAGAACGCCCTCGACCTCGGCAAATGTACCGCCCTCCGGGAACTCAACCTACAGGCGGCAACAGGCGGCGGTTCGACGGGATGGTGGCTCTCGATAGACAACTGCCGACAGTTGCGCAAGCTCAACCTGCGCAATCAGGCACAGGCCAAGACAGGAGGCAGCACGAGTACCGCGCTCGACCTCACGAATCAGACAAAACTTGAGGAACTCGATGCGCGAGGCACAAAGGTGCAGAGCGTCGTCTTTGCCAAAGGTGCGCCCGTCACCGTCGCCCGGATGCCTTCCACCATAACGACACTCAGGCTTGAGTATCTGAGCAAGCTCACCTCGTCCGGGCTTACCCTCGAAAGCTACGGCAATGTCCGCACCCTCGTCTTCGACAACTGCCCCGGAATAAACTGGGAGACCCTGCTGTCAAGATGCGCAAATGTTGACAGGCTCCGCGTCACAGGCATAGACCGCGAGGATGACGGCACATGGCTCAACAAGTTCATGGCTATGGGCGGTGTCGATGCTTCCGGCAACTCCACCGATACCTGCGCCCTCGTCGGAACAGTCCGGCTCACCCGATACATCGACGAGGCGCAGTATCAGAGGATGTGCGCCCACTTCCCGGAACTGAACATCATACAGCCGGAATACACGATGATCCGCATCGACAATCCGGCAGACGACGCGAGTGTGTCCAACCTCGACAACAACACCGGCTATCAGTTCGGCAACGACTATGTGAGAAGCGGCCATCTCGCCGCCATCTATGCCAAACGCCACCGTGTCCTTGCGAAAGTTACCCGGAAGCCTACGACAAGAACAGTCCGCATGGCCAACACCGATGTTACGGTCAACAACCACGACGGGCAGATGACCTATTTCCCCCTGCATGATGCGAACTCGAACTACTATGCGGATGCGGAGGACATAGCCAACTGCACCCCGGCCAAGCTCGACGGAAGCGAAGGCGACCTCATGATGTATGAGCCGGGAATGTGGGTAAAGGGCATCAACGACTATCTCAACGCCGCCAACTATTCATGTTACAGCTCCAACGACAGGAACCACCGTCCTGCCACGCCGGAGGCCGACGTCCTGACCCTTGATGACCTTAAGGCGAAAGGCGGCGTGATTGCCGGGCGCAAGATCGTCGGCAAGGATACCCTCCCGGCATCATACACCACCGACAGTTCCTATTCGGTGTGTCAGGTCGATGTGTCGAAGCACAAGAGGGTGCGTTTCCCAAGTGTTCCCGGAACAGGACTCACCGGGGCTGTGTTCTGCGACTCCTCCGGCAAGGTGCTTGAGAATATCGTCGTGCCCTCGCTTGCCAATAAATTCGAGGCCGGAATGTATCTCATAAAGGAAGTACCTGCCGGAGCGGTCTCCCTCAACTTCACCATCCTCAACACAGCGGAATTTGACAAGGTCGTCCTGTCGAACTCCGACAAGATCGAGGACATGGAGCCGGAGTGGTACTATGACGAGGAGCATCTGTGCGCCGTTGTCGAGACCGTCATCGTCGGTGAGAAATTCCGCTCGTGCATCACAGGGGGCAGCTCCATCGCAAATATGCCGTGGACAGACTTCCACTATTACAGCCAGCAGAGGGGTATGCAGCAGATCGATGCGATGATGCACTCCCGTCTCGCCAACCTCGCCTATGCCTTCTATGGCCGCAGAGATATGCAGGAACAGTGCGGAGCCGGGTCGCATACCAACAGCAGAACCATCGGAGCCGACACCATGCTCCGTGGTATGCAGGACACCGTCGGGTATGAATACGCCAAAGCCATCAACCCGAATGTCACGAACAGCCTTATCGACAACCTCGTGCATCAGTACGCATGGTTCATCGACACGGACACATTCGGGACAAAGACGGTGACGCAGGTCAATAACATCTGCTGTCTCGGCTATGTCAACCTTTATGGCCACAAGTATGAGATGATGGACTGGGTGGACTTACCCAATGATACAGGCAATGTCGGCAAGTGGCGTATATGGATGCCCGACGGCAGTGTCCGTTATGTCAAGGGCATGACCGCCTCCGGCAACTGGATTACCGGGGTTGCTCATGGTCTATACATGGATATGACCCCTGTCGGCAGTTTCAACGGCAGTTCCTCAACGTATTTCTGCGACACCTATTGGATAAGCACTTCAACAGGCCGTGTGGTCTATCGCGGCAACTACAACGCGGTTGCGAATGGCGGCGTGTCGTACGCGTATGCGGGTTACGATGCTTCG